AACATGTGTAGAATCACGAACAGGAGGCAACATATGCAATTAACAAAAGAAATCACAAAAGTCATTGATAACTTTTTATACGAAAAAGGTATATATAGAGTAGATTGCGATGATCTCGAACACAAGATTGCGGAAACCATAAACGGAAAGGGAAGGTAATTATATGAGAGATTCACATAAAGAGTTAGCAATAAAAACAGTAATACAGGAATACAAAAATTCTGTTCTGTTTGGGTTTAGCAGTAATACGGCACATGCTATAAACATGATGGAAAATGCTTTTATTATGTGTTCAGGTAATATTGAAGGTATAGAAGAACTTAGAAAAACCATAAAGGAAGCAAAAGAAAAATATAAAAATGAATTAGGATATGTATAAGGAGTGATGATATATGACACATAACCAATGGGAACAAGGGAAAAGATTAACTATACATAATGCCACAAAAGAACAATTGAAATTTATGGTTAGAGAAAGAGAATTAATGATACAAGATTTAACGAAGCAATTAGATGAAAAGCAAAAAAGCATTGGAAGATGCAATTAAAATGTTAAAAGACTTGGTTTGAAACAAGAGTTTCGTTGAGAAGAATGGAAGGAAATAATATTATGAAAACAAATGCAAAAGAAAGAAAAATCAACGCAAGACAGTGGTATTCGCTTTTAATCAACAGCTATAATTCGAAATCCGCAGTTGTTGTACAAAGATGCAAAAGCTCAAACCCGAATATCAACAGAGTTCAGTTATTAGCCTGCAACACAATTGGAACACCTGTTGTAATTTCTGAATCAGTAGATGGAGTAAGAGGCTGCCTTTATGAGTTGTTTCAGAATATCAAACAATTAGATGTGGTAAAAACTTACCATGAAAATGATTTCAAAGAATGGCTGTCAGAAAACTACAACGTCTATCTCACATACGACGACGGAATGGTTTTGATGTTTGAGAGAGACGATGAAGAATAAAAACAATGAAACGATGAACACAAATAAAACATCCAGGGCTTGATATTAAAGCAAATATATTAAAACAAGATTTTCGTTGAGAAGAATGGAGAAAGATATGGAAAATCTAGCTAATGAATGGTGTAAAAAGCATCATGCAATATTACTTAGATGTTGCAAGAACGGGTTTTATTATATGAATGCAAATGGAGATTGGTATATCTCTTATAATGAAATGTAGAAAGTAGGTAAAAAATGTCAACTATTGAAAAGTCAAAAGAGGACGCATGGAACTTAAATGAACTTATGGATCATTTGATCAAATTGATTGAATCAGATGACAAGCGGTTTTCATTTGAATTTTGTGCAGGTGGTACAATGGAAATTTACGACAAAGAAAAAGAAATCGGGTACGCCGTTCATATTGCATCGATTGAATATGACGAGAACGGAAACGCAACAAATTTATAAAGAATACGAAGTGAATTACTTGTGGCAGTCATGCTTCGTGTGCAAGAGAAGATATCTAATTGAATGGAGAAAAGATACATGGAAAATATTTGTGTAATAATTACATACAAAACAGGGAGATATGTACCTATTCATGAAAATAAAGAAACAGTTATATCATGTTCAATTGAACAGGCAATACATGATCTTGCTGTTAGGTTTTTACATAATAACCCAGGAATGAAAATAGAAATTGTAAAAGCAGAATCAGTATAACAATGAAATAATGATTTTATCGAGAGGAAACACAATATGTATAAATTAACAAAACATGGTAAAGAAGTAGTAAAACATTTTATTAAAGAATGTAATGCAAAAAAGAAAGAAATATTAGATGCCGAATTAGATAAAGCGGAAGATACAAATATTCCAACAATTGAAGATATTGAAAGTGATATAGATGCCTTTATAGATGAAGATGGAGAATATTATAATTGCTGGGGGATAACAGATAATTATAGTTCATTTCCTTTATGTTTAAAAGATGGAATAGATTTTACTTTACAGAAGTGTTTTGACAGATGAAAAGATAATTTCAAGAGGAGGTTTTGAATATGATTATTAAATTTAAGGCATATGCCTGTATGAAAGATAAAGAATGTGGATGGAAAAGGATTGAAGAATCCATACATGAAACAGAAATAGAAGCAAAAAAAGCTGCCTTACATTTAGAGGGAAAATACCCAGAATGTGAAACAGGAATTCACAAGTATTATATTTTCAGAAAAGAAGAGTGGAAAAAAGAACAGTACACAGGTGTAAGTAATAAAGATGGAAGAACAAAAACATGGATGACAAACGATGAAAATGGATGTGTTTTACTTTTCGAGGGAATGCATTTTGAAATTTTATAAATAATATATCTATTATATAGAGAGCATATGAATGCACGATTTTGTAAGGAGGTAAATTGATATGAAAGAAATAATATCATGTGAGTCTAATAAAAAAATTGTATGTTTTGGAGATTTAAAGGGCAAGGATTGGTTTTATAGCAACGGAGTTCTTTATATGAAGATCTTTGAACAGGATTTAAAGGAATATGGAATCTGTCAGGTAAATGCTATTAGTGTTAAGAATGCTGGATTAACTTTCTTTGACAATGATGAAAAAGTTAATAGAGCAAATAAAAATATTGTACGGAAAATATAATGAAAGAACGCTTTCAAACGGAGGTAAAATAGCATGGAAGAATTAAAGCAGTACAAGGAGAATTCATATTATGACATTGAAGATGTAGCAGAACAGTTGATTGAATTATCTAATTTAGACATACCGGAAGATCTGAAGGAAGAATTAAAAGCTGCTTTATACTACTTAAAGGCAGTAGCGAAAAATAAATATAACAATGACTATTTCAGAGTATTGTATAATGTACTACTTGTAATTACAGGCAACGAAACGTTTTAGGTCAGAAAGGAAAATATTATGTCATTAAGAGAATATTTAAAAGAACAGAAAATTGATCAGATTGAAGATGGTACAGAATTTTGTGACAAAGAATATAATGCAATCATGTACTATTGTGCAGAACAGAAATTCTTGATCACAGATGATGATTTATCATGCATTGTCAATCGTGGCTTGAATGATAGTTATGAATACAGACGTGCAGAATATATCAAGAATTTGTGGTTAGAATTCGGAGACGTTCCAATGAATCCTGGAACAGAATGTATTGAGAAGGAATGGAATGGATTCGTAACGGGAACTCACCGAGAGGAAATTTGGACATGGTTTGAAGAAACTTATGGTGTTAGTGTTGCAAAAGATTTGATGGGATTATAGGAGGAAATGATTATGGCAAAAATGAGAGTTATGGTAGTTAAATATGGTTATGCAGTTTTAGAAGCTGATACAGAAAGTGAAGCAATTGAATTAACAAATGATATGGATGACGGAGATTTTGACTGGTCAGATTTCGATGATGCACAAATTGTAGATGATGATTTTGAGTAATTGAAATTCACATTTCTTTTGAAAACTAAAACATATACGGGAGGAGGTTGTTTAATATGGCACAGATTATATCAATTATTTTTGGATTTATTCTACGAGGGATTGGAGAATGGTTTCAAGACATTGCAAAAAGAAGATAGAACGTGATAGAATGGTAATAGAATCTTTTATAGCGGAGGAAAATCTTATGAATAAAAAAGTGATTGTTGACAAACTTCAAAATGAAAAAGCAGCTAAAGAATGTGGTGGGAGAGTTGAAATAGGAAAAGAGTATGAATTACCATTGAAAGGAAAATGCGTTATTCATTCAGATTATTATCAACTTGAAAATAATAAAGGAAAGATGCTTTTAGGAGAAACAGGATTTCCTGTTGGATATGCTCACGATGCGGACGGAAATAAATATATGGTATGTCTTGATAAGACAGGGCTTGTTATATATCATCAAGTTTCTAAAAGAAGTAATAGTACTGATCTTTTTGGTGGAAAAGAAAGAATTATTTAAAATATGAAAACGAATGTAGAATATACAGAAATATAAAAGAGTGATTTTATCTAAAAAATTAATAATGTAATTACGAAAAACGACTAGGAAAATCTTAGTCGTTTTTCTTTTACCATTTTTATTTCTATTGTTATCAAAACTGATAATAAGAGAAATGCAAATGGAGAATAATTAAATATGACAGAAAAGGAGATTGATTATATGAGTAACGTAAAATTATTACCTCATAACCAGATAACATTTGATTATATTCTTGATTTTGCAAGACATAACAAGAAAATTTGTGTTCCACAAGCTACAGGAACAGGGAAAACTTATCTTGAAGCAAGGATATTGGAATATTGGAACGACAGAAAAGCCATTATATTTGCACCAAGTAATGAGATTTTAAGAGATACAGAAAAGTTATTAGCAGAATATGATATTCACAATTTCACTACAATTACATATCAGACACTTAATAATATGTCTGAAGAAGAAGTCTCGAATCTTGATGTTGGTATTATTCTGTTTGATGAAGCACATAGATTATTTGCGGAAGAATGGTATAAAAAAGTACAAATTCTTATTGAATCGCATCCATATTCTTTGATTTTTGGACTGACAGCCACACCAATTCGTTCTGATGGAAGAGATATTAGAGAGGGAATTTTTGAAAATTGTTCAACACATTATATTACTTTAGCGGAAGCAATCGTTAGAGATATTGTTAAGATGCCGGTATATGTATCCGCATTATATACCTTTGATGAAATGGTAGATGATTTAGAACAAAAAATTGATAATGGGAAAAATTCTAATAAAGAAAAAACTGAACTAAAAAAGAAATTAAGTGTTGCGAAGAAAAATTTAGAACTTTCAATGGGTGTTCCGTCTATTATTAAAAAATATATTTCTGATTATAATGGAAAATATATTGTCTTTTGTAGAGATACAGATCACTTGGAGAAATCGGTATCTTTGGTTAATAGTTGGTTTAGAGAAGCAGGGTACGAAGAAGAAATTAATAATTATAAAGTTGGGGTTAATTATAGTGATTCCGATGACAGGTTGGAAAAATTTAGAAATAGTAAAAAAGTAGGATTACATTTACTTTTTGCGATCGAAAAATTGAACGAAGGTATACATATTCCGTCGGTAGATGGGGTGATTTTATTAAGACCTACAACATCTAACATCATTTATTATCAGCAGATTGGAAGGTGTATTACTGCAAATGCAGATAAAAAGCCTATTATTCTGGATTTAGTTAATAATGTCAATGGAGTTAAAGTTGTTTTAAAAGACGATATTGATGAGTGTATTGGTGTTAGAAGGAATGGTGGATATATAGAATGTTCTACAGATTTTGATATTGATACATATTCTATTATTGATTATCTACATGAAACGATTGATGTGCTTAGAGAGATTGAAAATAATATAATATCAAAATATGAGAAATGGACTGCTGAAGAAGATGCAATCTTAGTTAAGTATTATCCTTCTGAAAAAATGAAATGTGCAGAAAGATTACAAAATAGGTCAAAACAAACGTGTAAGCAGAGGGCGAAACTCTTAGGGTTAACAAAAGGAAATAATATTACATGGTCAAAAGATGAAATAGATATATTAAAAAAATATTATCCAGAATATGGAGCAGAAAAATGTAATGAATTGATAAAAACACATTCAAAAGAATCAATTAAAACGAAAGCAAGAAGATTAGGGTTGCGATATAATAAATATAATCAAAATTGGACTGATGAGGAAATTTTATATTTAAAGGAAAATTATGAAAAATACGGATATTCAAAAGTTGCTGAAAAATTAGGGAAAAGCCAAAGTTCTATTAGTTTCAAAGCAAATAGCCTTGGACTTTATTCGGGAAAGAATGAATGGAGTGACTATGAAATAGGAATTTTGAAGGAGAAATATCCATATATTGGAACAGACTGTGCAGAATTTATTCCTAATAGAAGTAAAGAAGCAATACAAGCTTATGCTAATAAACATGGAATATTTACAATTTATAAAAAAGGAAAGAGCAAATATGATTATGTACATTATAAAAAGAACAAACAAAAGTGGGTTGTCTGTTTTACTGTAGACGGGAAACCTAAACAGTTTGGAACATACGACAACGAAGATGAAGCGGGAAAAGTTGCACTTGAAAAAGCAAGAGAGTATGGTAAAATTTAATATGAGATAAATTCTAAGTTTTATTTTAATTTTGAAAAGGGATAGAATGTTATGGCAAGTGTATATGGATTATATAAACGGATTATGAAGCACGATTTGAAAGCAATTGATAAAATTGAATCATTAGAACAAGCAAAAGATATTCTTAAAATGGTTATAGAAACAGATATTAATATTTATGATGGACAAGGAATTATGCATCAAATGTTCATAAAGAAAAGACAGGTAATTGCTTTACGAGAATGTAGTTTCTGTATGATAGAAGAATCCAATGGCAAAATGGAATGTACCAAAAATAGATATGGCTCCAGGACTATAGAATCTTGTGAAGGTTATAATTTTGAAGAAGTTAAATTGTCAGACATTAGTGTGTCTGAATCAGTATTTGATATTCAGAAAAAATATTATGGAAAAAATATTTGTCTGTTGTTGGATCAGTAAAAGAGTTTGTATTGAAAGTTGTAGGTGATTATTTGGTTATTAACGTACCGGAATGGGCTGAAATTGGAAAATTAATTGAGTTTAAGATGTATGATCAGAGTTGTGGAAAAGAAAGATGGTTTAGAGAGAGAATTATTTCATATGGAAACGATGGATTTTTTATCAGAATTATGATTGTCCAGTTTATTATAATCGTTTTTCTGATTTGGGAACTGTAGTTAGACTGTGTGAACAGAAATATGATTATGATACAACATGTGGACTTGACGAATAATTGATGTGATTATAGATTGAAGGATAATCCGTATATGGAAGGATAGGAGTGAGTATTATGAAATGGAAATGTCCAGTATGTGGAAAAGAGTATAAATATTTTGGTATTAAAGAATTCAGCATGTGTTCAAAGACTACACTGTTTGGAAATTTTAAGATCAAAGATCTTGATGGAAATGTTACAACTATTGACAGAAGAATTGATGCTCCTGTATGTTGTGAAGAATGCAAAATAAAAAATGAAGAGCAATATTTTGTGGAAGAATATAAAGGAAACAAAATTTATTGTGTAGATGGAAAATATATGCCATATCTTGAATGTGATTATTGGTACGATAATATTGATGGTGTAAAAAATAGAATTGACAATCCACATTTAGTACCGGCTACACCGAATCTTTTAAGTGGTTTAAGAAGTGCTGTAAGTGGAGAGCCTGGAAATATCTGATAGAATTTAACTCTTATAAGGAAGTGATAGCATGACAAATTTAGAGAAAATGAAACAGAATCTTATTAAACAGATTGAGAAAATGGATGTCGAATCGTTTGAAAATTTATGTGATGTTTTACAAGACAATGAAGATTTAGATATTGACGGATCAATTTTGTTTGATTGTAAGACATGTGTTGAGAAATATGGTGAATGTTCATCGAATATCAATTGCTCCGAATGTTCTGAAAGGTTTGAAAGGTATTGTATGGAATGAATGCATTAAGAATATATCAAGAATATAAATTCAAAAAAGGTGAAAGTGAATTTTATATTTCATTAGACAAAGGAGATATTAGATATGTGTTATACAGAATCAGAAAAGATTATATTGAACACTTATAATTCTTTACAATCTATAAAAGGTACAGCAAAAAATACAGGATATTCATGGAATAAGGTTGTAAAAACGCTTTCTTCTAATGGATACGTTTTATCAGAAACACATGCTGAAATACTAAATAAATTTGAAAATGGAAGAACTATTGAACAAATAGCAAAAGAAATGAGCTTAAATGAAAAAACTGTACAGGCATATATTCCAAGAATAAGACCTGTATATAATGAAGAATTATCTGAAAATGCGATTAGGATTAGGAAGTGTAGAATTAATAAGAAAAATAAAAGTCAAGGAGAAAATTATGAATAGAGAAATAAAGGTTGTTCTTCTTCCTCATCGCCAAAAACCAAATTTATGGATATGGAAAGTAAAAGAAAAAACAAAAGATGCGGATTGGATTGTAATAGATGGTGGATTAGAAATTAATTATGACATAGCAGCTATGAAAGCCAAAAAAGTTATAGAAAACATAGATAAATTATCGAGTCGTTAGTTGAAAAGCTGGCGACTTTTTTGATTGCAAAACCAAAGAAAAATATTGACAATAACAACATAAAATGATAATATATCAATATCAAAGGAGGTATTAAATCATGAAAAAGGCTTTTAACACTTCCATTGATGAAGAAATACTTCAACAGTTTAAAGAAAAATGTAAAGAAGAAAAATTGCCAATCAATATTGTATTGGAAAGATTTATGCAAGGATATATTAATGGCGAATTTAAACTAGAAATGAAGTATTTTCATAATGGAAAATAGAAAGAGTGCAGGCACTCAACCGACCAAAGCGACTACCTACACTCAACCAACTTGAACCTAAGTCCTAGTTATTACATATATTACAACAATTCACGGACTATTTCAAGTCAGTTTTCCCAAAAACTTAATCGTACATTGACAACTAAATAATGGGAAGTATCGCAGAAATGTTTTAAATATGTGAAATCGTAACTATTGTTTCAACTATAATTAGTTGAGACTTTAATTTTTATATCTAAATTTAAGGAGGATTTTTAAAAATGAAAAACAAAAGAAGCAAAGGTTTTGTACTGGAAACAATGGAGACTTTGAACAAGTCTTACAAGGGCAATCAGAAGGAAAAGAAGCAAGCAATGATGTTTCTAAACAATGCAACAGAGGTTGGTAACAAGGTGTTCTGTTTTATCCCAGTTGAATTGTTAAAGATTGACCATGAAAATTACCAGCGTCCATTACAGAAAACATTTAAGTATCTGTTAGATAATTGGGATGATGATAAGTGTGACCCGATTACAGTTAATTATAGAGGTGATGGTTATTTCTATGTTATTAACGGACAGCACAGAACGGAAGCGGCGAAAACAATGGGAATTGAGCAGTTATGTTGTGATGTTTTTGTAGGATTGACTTTACCAGAAGAAGCAGAATTATTTGTTGGGCAGTATGATGGAAGTAAAAAACCTAATCCGATTGACAGTTACAGAGCCAATGTTCTTAGAGGGGAAATGATTGATACGCTTATCAAAGAAGTTTGTGATAAGTATGGAATTTCTGTTACAGATAGTAAAGCACCTAAGACGTTAGGAAGTCTTACTGTAATCAGAAGAATTGTAAAACCTTCTAAGAATGCAGATGATAAGACTAAAGCAGCAAAAGAAAATGTTAAGACAGTTGATTGGATTTTCAGCATTTTGGAAGATTCTGATTGGGGTCATCATAAAGACACTTACAATGCTGACATTATGCAGAGTTTGTGGTATGTAAATAGAAATACACAGGATTCTTTGCAGACATCTAAAAATAAGTTGGTAGCATTCTTCAAAAACAGTACACCAAAAGAAATTAAGGCACTTGGAAATATTGAATATCCTGAGTGTGGGCATGGTGGTGGAATTTATCGAATAATGCTTGATATTATCAACGATAGGGCTTTGGCGAGCGTATGACATACAAAACAAACTAAGACTTACATATAAACATTTTGCGACCACTATCTGTCAAGCGTAGTGATCGATTCATTTCCACGCTGATGTGAAGCATGGAGACAGTCTTATACTTTCCTGTTAAAAGAAAGTAGTGAAAAAAAGGAGAAAAAATGTGCAAGAAGAACAGAAACCCAAAAAGAAAGTCAGAATTTTACTGTATAAAATGTGGAAATAAAATTATGGATGGGATACAAAGACTTTCTCAAAGAGAAAAATGTCATGTGAAAGATTTGTATTGTTATGTCTGTAAAGAAGATGTAAAAGCTGTGGAAGTTAGATATTGTGATGACGAAAGAGAAATTTTAGATAAAATTCCTGAGTTAAGAGAAAAATATTATAAGAAATAAAGAAAGAGGGTTGATGATATGTGTCATAGAGATGAAGTTCAAAAGACGGTGAGAGAAAATTTGGATAGAAAATTAGAAAGGTTTCAACCGTTTATCAGAGAGTTCTTTACTCAAGAATCTGCGAAAACATCTAATTGTTATTATGGGTATATAAAAAATATGCTTCAGTGGATGATTGATAATAAAAAAATTTATAGAGATTCTATCTATGATATTGTCCCAGACGATATGAATTGCATAAAACCACCTGATATAAAAGAATATTTTGACGACTTACTTATTGGCAAAACAGTTAGAAAGAACAGTAGAAATTCTTTGCGTACAAAAATTGTTATGTTTAGTTCATTTTGGGATTATCTTGAAGATTTTTATGAATGTGTAGACAAGAATGTTATAAAAGTAGTTTGTAGGAAAGAAAAAAAATACAAGAAACCGGAAAGAAAATCAGAAAAAGTAGAAATACCATCTTATCATCAATTAAAAAAGTTTTTCGATAATCTTGAAAACAGAAAAGACGATTTCAATTCAAGACGAGATAAAGCAATTATATCTTTGCTGATTGGAAGTGGTATTCGTTCTGATGAACTTATCGGATTGGATTTGTCTGATGTTCATATTTGCGATAATTCATATATTCATGTCATTGGAAAGGGGGATTATTCTCGTGATGTTAGAATTATAGAATCGACATCTAAAACTTTGGAAAATTATATCCGTGACAGAAGAGTATTTTTAGGCGGTTCTGAATGTGCTGCTTTGTTTGTATCAAAACGTAAACAAAGAATCAGTAAGACGGCTTTAAAAAACATATTTGAGAATTATTCTGAAGGAGAAATATATCCACATGAATTAAGGCACTATGTTGGTTCAGTTATTACTAATGACGAAAAACTTGGAATAACTATTGCAAAAGAACAGTTGGGACATTCTAGTTTAGATACCACAGATAAGTATTATTTGCGGGTTATGGATAGCATTGATGCGATCACAAGAAAATACATGAAAGAGTGGAGAATACGTTATGGAAGATAGAAAAGACGATGGTTTATTTGCCATCGTCTAACGTGTTATCAGGAATCAATATGTCATTTGCATTACAATCAAGTGCATCACAAATACGTTGTAATACGGAAAAATCAATTTTTCTTGTTTTACCATTACACAAATTGTTGATCGTGGATGTTGCGATGCCAGTTTGTTTAGCAAGCCAATATTGTGAACGCCCACATTTTTTTAATGTATCATTTAAGATTACTTTCATATTATCCATCTCCATATTATTGAGTATGTTTATATGATACCAAAAATATTTAGTTTTTTCAATAATTAGTGTTGACAATAATTAGTGCATGCGATATAATAAAAATATCAAAGGTATTATACATGCAAAATAAGGAAGGAGGATGTGTTAATGAAGAATGGTTTAAAAAGATTTGATATAGTGTTAGTAGATTTTGGAGAAAATACTATTGATTCTGAGCAGGGTGGGATAAGACCAGCGATTATTATTCAGAATGATATAGGCAATCTACATAGTAGTACAACATTAGTAATGCCTTTGTCTAGCAATACAAATAAAAACCCTTACCAAGCTACGCATACTCTTTTAAAAAAAGGAAGTGGTAAAGGTTTGAAATGTGATTCATTGGTATTAGGAGAATGTATGAGACAAATTTCAGAAAAAAGAATTAAAAAATATCTCGGAGCAATTTCAGATATAAAAGAAAGAAAAGAAATTAAGCGCGTATATGATGCTAATTTCGGAGAGTGGGTGATGTAATGAAATATGTTGAGATGACAATAGAAGAGGCATTAAAATATAATGCAAAAACAGTTCTTGTAGCTGTACAGGATTTGGAAAAAGAAGAAGACTGTATTGTATTTGAAAAGAAAAACAGAAAAGAGTTTGAAGCCATTATAAAAGAATCTGAAACTTTAGTAAAGGTATGTGATGACTTTGTGAATCAATTGAGAGCTTTTACTAAAGAACAAACGGATATCAGAAAAATTACTCCACATGGAATATTGAGTACAATTCTTCTACGAGAATAATAAAAAAACAAACATTTGTTCGAATTTTATTGACAAGAACATTTGTTCGTGATATTATATTGACATAACAAAAGAGAAGAACCCACAATGTGTATAAAGTGTTGGCGCACTTACATACACGAGTTCTCCTCTTAATTCCGCAACACTTTGATGGTAGAACCCATCGAAGTGAAAAAACATAGCAGATGCTATGCATTTTGATTATTACATATTATACATTATAAATCAAGTGTTTTTCAAAGCGATTCTGCTAATTTTCAATTTTTTATAATTGAATATAGGTTAAGCTTCATCTTTCTTTTTGGATTGGTGTTATTTTTGTGCAAAAAATCATGAATCCATTGAGAAAATAGATATAAAAAGGAAAGGAAGTGTTAAAAATGTCAAGTTTTATACTGACAGATGGAAAGTATTATGTAATGGAGGATCAGTTTAGACCAGGAAGATACTTACCAACAACAGCTCCGCATCTTGCAAAACAGTTTACATATAAACAAACACAGCAAATATTGCAAGGGAAAGGCAAGAGGTATTCTCAATTTAGAGACTATCAGAGAGTAAATGCGGACACAAACGAAGTCACCGAGGATGTTAGTTCTAATTATGTTGGGAATGGTGGTATTTATGCTGGTGATAAAGCGATAGAAATTAATGAAGAAATTGTAAAAACAGTTTGTGAAGAAGTAGAACACATTACCAAACTATTTGGATGGGACAAGGTTCAGCTTGCAAAATATAAAGAAGAGCTATCATCTCAGCTAAGTTTTTATGATAGTGAAATATCAGACATACTTCATGCATTAGAAAAATATCGAAAAGAAAATGATGGTAAGAATCCACAGGCACATAAAATGGCAAAAATCGGTTATATGCTAACAGAGATTAGAAGTAAACGAAGAAACGTCAAACAGTGTATTGATTACATAAAGGTTATGCAAGAAGGAATTACATATAAGCATAATATTTCAAGATTGAAAGATGACTTGTTAAAAGCGGAACATGTTGACTACAAAGGTCGTACTGATTTATATAAAGTAGCCTTGGATATTTTGGGATAGAAAGAGAGAATAAGTAAAAAAGAAACAAAGCAAAGGATGGTGGTGTAGATGAACGATACACAAGACACACAAAACGAAGAGATAAAGTGGGTTGGTGACAAAGAAAAAGAAGCGATAGCATATGAATATCTTTGTGATGGTATGAGAAAGTTAAAAGAGGTGTGTGACCCAATTATAAACCAAAAAGGATTGTCTAAAACAGATATGAATCGAGATGATTTATACAGCTTTGCCATAAAAATTATGAATCAAAGTTTGAATGCATATGACACAGAAAAAAGTTCATTTAAAACTTTTTTGAATGGAAATCTGAAAAGAAAATTTTATACATGGACAAGAGATAATGAACGAGGATGCCGTTGCAATGTTCTTAGAGATGAAAATGGTAAAATCGTTAAAGAAAAAGGCGAGGATGGAAAAGAAAGAAATATCATCATTCCAAACATATCGTTTGATGCACCATCGGAAGATGAAATTGATTTAAAGGAAAAGATTGATTCTGGATTCGATATTGAAAAAGAATTAGGATTGGTTGATTTTGATAAAAGCGATAAGGTTCAAGAATATTTGGACAAACTTACAAAAAAACAAAGAAAAATAGGAATACTTCTATCGCAAGGATATACAAAAAGTGAAATAAGAGAATATTTGCATATGGAACAAAAGGAATTTGCAGATCTAATGTTTGGCATGATGTCATATGAAAAAGTGTCTGTGCTGTTTTGAGGGAGGAATTTTAAAATGTTTGGAAGAGATAAAACGAAAAAAGATGAATATATGTTAAACACTTTACTCAAAATGTTTAAAAGAAAGCAGCTTAACAAAAATCACCCATTACAAAGAAAGGCTGGACAATGGGACAGAGAAGATAAGAGTGGTTTAGTTTCTACTATTATAAAGCAGGAAGATGTTGACCCAATTAAAATTTGTGAACAAATTACAAGTGATACAGAATTTATCCTTTGGTTAATAGATGGAATTCAAAGACTTACAACCTGTCAAGAGTATAAAGAAGGCTTATTTAGAATTAGTGATAGAATTGAATTTCCATATGTATATTATCAAGAAGATGGAAAAATTGTTGAATATGATTTAAGAAAAAAATATTATCACGACTTGCCAGAAGAATTAAAAGACCAGTTTGATAGCTATTCAATTACTGTAGTAAAGCATTTAGATTGTTCGGATGATGAAATTGCATATCACATAGCAAGATATAACAACCAAAAGAGTATGAATACAAACCAAAAAAATGTGTTAGTTATGCCTAAGATTGCGAAACTAATAAAGAACATATCAAACAATCATAGATTTTTTGAAGATAATGGAACGTATACCGAAAAAGAGAAAAACAATGGAATTATTGATAGGGTTGTTTCTGAAACTGTGATGGCGATATTTCACTTAGATGATTGGAAAAAAGGTAAGAACATGAGTAAATATCTCAATACAAATGCTACAAAGGAAGAGTTTGATTCTTTTGAATTTGAATTGGATAGACTTGGAGCGGTGGTAGATCAAGACACTGTTGGTAAATTATTTAATAGTAAAAACAGTTTCTTATTCTTTACATTGTTTCACAAATTTGTGGAATACGATTTGCCTGACGAAAAATTTATTGAATTTTTAGAGGCATTCCAATCAGATTTATATAACAAACCTTTTGAGGAATACGACAACGAAACATTTAAAATGTACGATGAAAAAAGAAGTACGAAAGATAAGAAAATTGTTGTCTCAAAGATTGATATGCTTGAAAAACTTATGAAAGAATTTTTAGGCATTGAAGAAGAGAATAATACATATGAAAACGACACCGAAATTGAAGTTGAAACAGACCTGACAGAAGAAAATGAAAATACTTCATGTAATGAAATTGCTGTTTCCTTAGAAAATAATAACGGCGAAATCGACTCTAATGACGCTATTTTGAATTTTATTAAAGAGAACATAACAAATGACGTTATCGAGTCCGACATTAAATTCTACGATGATTTAATTCAAGAGTCTATAAAGATAACAAGCGAATTATACAAATCGTGTCAGCCTGCATTAATTGCTTTGACTGCTTATGTATGTGTTGAAGATAAGCATGTGGAATTTGATGAATGGCTTAGAGAATATGCTGAGAAGGATATGAAATTCAGCCAAAGCCAAAAAGTAAATTATACATATTTGAAAAGAGATTTTGAAAAATATTTAGAAAGAGAGGTCGCATAATGAGTACGAATTGTGTTGATAAAATTGAGGAAAACCTTTCTGCATTAGAACGATTGTTAGATGTAGAAAATGTTAAAGATATAAAGAAAAGAATTGGAGACCTTATTGTCGACAGAGTAAGAAGTGATATTAAGCAATACGACTATTATTTGTTTTATCCAAGTGATTATGGAGAAACAATTGATCAAGCGTTTGAGAAAACACAAAAGAAAATTACAAAAATGTATCAAGATGCAATGTTAGAATCTGCTCAAGAAGCTGTTCAAAGGTTTAAGGACATTTCGCAAGCTGCATTAGAAGAAACACCTGGATTGCAATTAAGAAGTTGTTATGAATGTAAATGGAGAAAAATCAATAAATGTACATTCTATGAGGATAAAAAATATTACTGGACTGCTCACGACACAATCTGTGCTGAAGAAGGATTTGTGAATTATGAAGAAAAGGAGAAATAAATAATGAAGAAATTATGTTACATATGTGAGGGTCTTATTTTTTTAACTTTTGGATTTTTGATAGGTGCTATTGGATATACAGCAGGCTCTTTTGAATTTTGGTTTATGTTGGCTTTGCTGTTTTTACTAGATGTAATGATAAGAAGAGAAACGGAAATTGAATACAGTGAAAAATATTTTAGTAATAACGAAGAGGTAAACGAAGATGATTAGTAGAAGAGAGATTACAGAATGTTTCGATACATTAGAATCATACGAAGATTTTGCTATGGAATGGACAAACGTGTGTTGTCTATTAAATAAAAATAGTAAAAACAAAACAGAGAAAGAACGGTTTGAGAAAGTTGTGAAAGTGAGAAAGGGTGCGTAAGTTATGAGATTGACAAGAGAAGACACAATTGACGGTCACAGAAAAATGTGGAACTGGATTGCCGATAAGATTGAAGAAGAGAAATGTGTTCAAGTTATTACAGAATTAAAAGATAGATATTGTAGACAAAATTACTTATTATTATATTCTAACTGTTTTTGTTGTGAATATGCTGAAGCTGATATAAAAGAGTGTGATAAATGCCCTATTAATTGGGAAAGCGACAGAATCTTGTATGGGTGTATGGATAAACATGAAGATGGAGATCGTTTAGGATTGTATTTACGGTGTTCAAATGAGAATTGTTGGGAAGAACAAGTAAAATTGGCGAGAGAAATTGCGAATCTTCCTGAGAGGGAGTGTGTGTAATGCCAGGATTGAGATTGTTTTATGGAATAGGATTAAGTGTAACCGTATGGTTTATTTATACGATTTTAACATTTGTCATAATTCCAAAGATTAAAAAAATCATGAATCGTCAAAGTAAAATTCGATGTTTATGTAAACATGAGTATGTTTTGAAATGCAGATGGCTAAAAGGTGTGAGTCGAGATTATGATGAGTACATTTTTATATGTAGAAAATGTGGAAAGGAAAAATCAATTAATGTTTATGAAAATGAGGAGAATAAATAATGGAAAGATTAACAACAAAAAATAATGTGGGAATAAATGTATTTAAAATGGGTTACGAGTGCGATAGTTGTTCTAATTTAATTTAGAGACTGCCAGATATCATAGGAGAAGGAAGTCCAACAGATAAATTGGCATATTATGAAGATTTAGAAGAAAGACTTGTAAAAACCTATGGAGAATGTGATGAACTCTTAAAAATTATTGTAGATTCTTTAGAAAAAAATCATGAGTTATCTAAACCACTTTTTAAATCAAAGCTTTTAATAGAAGAAGATGTTGATAAATGGGAACAGTTAAAAGAACGGGATACGGCGAAGAAACCGATTAAAAATGGAGCGAAGTTTACCCCGATATACGAATGTCCAGTATGTGGGTGTAAAGATGTTTCTTGGCAATCATTTTGTGATGAATGTAGACAGAGATTGGATTGGAGTGAGTAGATATGAAAGAATACGAAGTGATAGGGCATGCAACAGTTGTTTGCAGCATGCACGTTAAAGCGAACGATAAAACGGAAGCAATTAAAAAAGCAAACGAGGAATTCGGAGCTTTGACAAATTACGTAGGAATGGGAGGAACTGCACATATGTTAGGCGTATGCGATAGTAGCGATGATAGATGCGTATTTCCGGATTCTGATCCGGAATTTGACGAGTGTCAGGAGGTGGAGCGATGAAGGTTAGGGAAGCTATTGCTTTAATGAGAGAATATGGCGCAAAAACAAATCTTGAAGAAGTGGTAAAAATAGTCCAAGGGAATAAAATCCATAGATGTCCTAAATGTGGAGGGGCTGGAACAGTAACAAAAAAGAGAAATAAAGCACAATATTGGGAGTGCAGCGATGATTGGGAATACTATGAAACTACATGTGACCTATGTGATGGTGATGGTTACACGGAACATGAATACAAGCCTAAAATGATTCAGGATGGATGGGAGTAAAAAATGAACGTACTAGAGAAGATTTTGGAAGAGATAAAAGAGAAATGTGTGGAATTGAGCAAAAATCATTGGGGAGACGATGAATGTCATTTAGTTGGAAAAGGCATTCAATCTATGTATACTCAAACAGAAAAAATTATCCGATCTTACATGGGCGAAACTCCATTCACAAATGTCGAGAGTAATATAGATGAAATAGCAAGTATTGATTCTGCAATTAAAATTTTAAAAAATATGCAGAATCCTAGAATAGATTATGCAGACATGGTGGGAGCACCAGCGTTTTGTCATGGGAAAAGATACGTGTTTCCAGAACCGGAAGATTACGCTATTCAAACAGCTCTTGTCGCATTGAATGAGAAGAAAGAATGTAATATACATGAAAATAATGTCGTAGAGAAGAATATGGATAACAAGTGTTCTGAATGCAGCCAAAGAAAATGGTATCAAAAAGGATATGAAGGTGGTAAAAATTGTAATGTCAGTTGGATTCCAGTAGAGGACGGATTGCCGGAAGAGCATAAGTCGATGTTTGCGAAATTAAAAGGAACACATATGTGGAATAACGCTATGTTTGAAAAGGTGTCTGATGAAGTTAATGTGACAATCGAACTAGAGGACGGTACACGCAAAACTACAACATCGCATACATTGGACGGAAAATGGAAAGTTGAAAAAGAATGTGTTGTAAATAAAAAAGTAATCGCTTGGCGACCACTTCCTGAACCGTACAAGCCTGAAAACAGAAATAACAATACTACAAAAGAATATCAGCAAGAAGTAGAACATTTACTTGAAGAAATAAAATCAGAGAATGGATATGTAAGAGTGTCTGATTTGGCGAAGAGATTTGAAAAAATTGACCATGAATTATTCAAAGATTCTTCATGGAATTTGCTACAGATTTTGTCAAATATAAATATTCTTGTTCCAGAACATTTTGATTAAAAGTGATGAAACTATTCTTTTATGAGGAGAATTATAAATATGAGAAATAAAAAATTCAGACCTACAACATATATTGTAGAGATTTGGAATAAAGAAAATACTGAGCAAATAGGGCAAGAATTATATCCTATGCATAAGTATTCTTTTGATGATGTTAAAACATTATTAAAGGGCAGAGAAAGTATATGTGATATCTACGAGGGTAGATTTTGTAAAAGAGGGAAAGGTCATTGGATAATGACTGGAAATCTCTATGTTTGGGATGGTAATAAATGGGTAAATAAATGATAGAGGAATGGAAATAAAACGCAAAAAAAGGAGAATAATTAGTTGAGTTATTATGTGAAAGATATACCAAATTCATGTTCAGTCTGTGATTGCTGCCATGAAAAACCATACGATCGGAGATATAGAATCTGTGGTGAAAAGTTTTGTGGTATAGAAAATGAAGATGTAGACGGATATTGTGAATCAGAAAGCAAACCGAAGTGGTGTCCGTTAAAACAGATTGACAATAATCATAAAGTATTGAACGAAGAAGAATATTTGTTTTGGAAACTAGGTGTTGCTTTCACTCAAAAGTGGTAGAAAAAGATTTAGATAAATATTATTTGGAGAATATTATAATGGATGTAATTTTGTTTGTAATGATCGGTGTTTTATTTGTTTCTCTGATTATTTCTAACGAAAAGAGAATAGATATGAGATATAATTTAGAGATTGTACAACACGAAAATAAGTTGTTAAAAGACAAAATAAAAAATTTTGAGTATGAAAACGAGTTATTAAAATCATATAGAAATTATTATTATCAAAATCAGACACGTTCAAAAGCTAACAGTGAGGATTTTAATGATGAAATTAAAGAAGCTGTTAGATATGCTATGAAAAAGTCACACCCTGATAACGGTGGAAGTGCAAAAGATTTTGATAAATTTAGAAAACTGTATAATAGCATGAAGTAAAAACGGAGGTAAAGATTATGTGTAAAATGTTTAGCGGTATTTTAACAAAACAAGGAGTGAATTTAGCGCCATTTGAAAATCAGAGTCATTCGGATTTATTGGAAAAAATGGGCATTGAAGATACAAGATTCAACGCAATGAAGAAATTTGTAAGGCTTGAATTAATTCCTCCAAATGGGGCGATTACTTCTGACATTGGTAACTACGTCTTTAAAGTTGATCAAGATATCGTTCCGGATTGGTACGAAAATGATAAAAGCAAATATGAACAAGAAATGAGAGATGCAGTTAAAGAATTTTTAGATAGTAACTATGAAAATATTTGTGGGTACTATTGGGTTTCTGTAAAACGAAACAATAAAACATATTATGTAATGCTTGGCAATATGACGATTATGAATTTTGGAAATAGCAATAATTACACTGAATCTGATGTAAGAAAATATTTGGGTGATAATGAACTATTGAAAAAGTTAAAAGATAAATTCAGTAATAAGTTGTTGCCAATCGAATTAGATTTAACATCGATGAACGGATTTAAAGATTACGGTTCTATCTCGGAAGACTATTTATCAATTATGAACATTGATATTTTACGAGATTTAGGAGAAAAATTTCCATTAACAGAAAAACCATATTGGCTTGCAACTCCGAATCAAACACCTAAAAGACAAGATGCTTCTTATGTCCACGTTGTCGATTCTGGCGGTCGTGTGGGCTACTGTGGTTGCCTTTGGAGTGAGTTTGGAGTTCGCCCGTTTTTCATCACAGAATCTTGAATCTTTGAATCTTCAACTACATTTTCGATTGTTCAATTGAAAAGAGTGATAGTTCGATAAATAAAAATTATCATATATGAATATATTTTTGAATTTTGTAAGAGTTTATTTTGGAGAATAAAATATTAGGTGAAGAATTTGTAGCGTCAATATATAAGATTGAGTCTAGGAGAATAATCTTTAAAATAAGCGTTTACTATGACGGAAAATTTTCCTGAGATGGAATGTCCGAATAAAACTTCAAGTGAAGAGAGATGGATAAATCTTATAAGAAATGAATTATAAGCAGTTCATAAAAGAACGCAATAGAAGTAACGAATCTATTGGAATAAAAAAATGATAGTCACCACCGCAATCATTATCTGTGTGGATAATGACGCAAGTGCTTATTAACGTATTCCCATCTATTTAGACGGAATCGCCAGTAAGACCGTACGTGAACCATGTTCGTATTGGACATGAAAAGTCACCTCCTTGTGTAGTGATGTGGAGGAAAGTCGTTTTATTAATATATTTCTCACGTACGGTAGTGACTACCATAAGTAAAGTATACATCGCTTTTTGATGAAGTACAAGTGTAATATGCGGATTGTTTTTCTCGTTGGGAGTAATTAAAATTTAATTTCGATACCGTTTTCTAATAATTTTTTTAATGATAATTCCATAAGTAAAATCTCCTTTATTAAAATAATTTTTTGGAGACACATCAGAGATTTTACTTACAATTTTGATTTCGGGTTCAAGTCCTGAACAATCCATTGGAAAATAACAAAATGAAAGGAGAATATATGAATAAGGTAATTGCAATTTTAGACGAACCGAAATGTTGTTCAGAATGTGTTTTTGGAGAACATATGATATGTGGAGCAATACATAATAAAATGACAGATAGTCCACCATTTGAAAAATGCGGAAAATACAATGTTTATGCATATAAAAAAGATGAAATAAAACCACGATGGTGTCCACTAAAACTCATTCCAGAGAAGCAACATGACACGAACTGAGATGATGAATACGATGTTGGATATACACTTGGTTGGAATCGTTGTATTTGTGATATTTTAGGAGAATAACATATGAATAATGATACAGATACACTATTAAAAATTATTTCGTCTTAATTAATTTTATTTTCAAAAAGGTGGTGAATAGAGACAATGACATATAAAGAATTAAAGCAATTGAAAACTTCACGAGGCGGTTCTTTGGATGGATCACGAGTAATTATAACACAAACACCTCGAAAAAAAGGATATGAAAAGTTAAAAGGATGTAAAGGCGAGATTATTTATGATGGCACAATCAACTGTGGAATAAGAATAGACAATATACGCAATCCAAGAAGTTGTCTCAATGTGTTTTGGATTGATGCATCGTGTTTTGAAGTATTGGATTTAGATAAAGAAAAGGAGAATATTAATATGAACAAACTTACGGGATATGTAGCAGTTGCGGTTGTAGAACTTGGTGGAAAAGATTATCATTATGCAATTTATGATGATGGAATTATTTATGAACAGGGGGATAAAGTCATTGTATCTGGGAGTAATACAGTCAAAACTATTAAAGAAGTGATTACACCAGAAGAAGCAAAAAACAAATATAGTGGTGACATTACGGCAGAGGTTGTTTGTAGATTAAATACAAGAGCTTATGACGAGAGAGTTCGTAGGCGTAGAGAGGCAGAAAAAACTAAAAAAGAAATGGACAAACTTATCAAAGAAATGGATGAGGTTAATAAGTACGAAATGTATGCAAAACAGAATCCTGAATTACAGGAATTACTTCAGAAATTCAAAGAGTTGACTGCGTAGAGGAGGATACACATTATGTCAATAATGATGTCAAAAGATAAGAAAGAATTAATTGTTACTTGTAAATGTTTATGTGGAGATACAGTTCATTTTTGTAAAATTGAAGATACTGACGATGAAGAAAAAGAATATGCTTTTATGACATATTTAAATAGCAATTGGTACAATGATCAAGATAAGAAAATTGGCAGAGTAATTAAAGATAAATTGAAAAAGATCTGGTCTATTGTTCGCAATAAGGATTATTATTATTCTGATATTGTGATGTCAAAAGAAGATTTTCAACAGTTCAAGGATTATATCAATCAATTTGGAGAATAAGAACTATGAAAGATATTATTTTAGAAAAAAGGAGAATATTAATATGAAAAATAAAGGTGTAGTAAAATGGTTTAATAAAGAAAAAGGGTTTGGATTCATTACAAAAGAAGACGGAAAAGATATTTTTGTTCACTATAAAAATCTGAATATGGATGGGTATAAATTGCTGAATGAATGTCAAAAAGTAGAATTTGATATTGAAACTGACAATGATAATAGAATAAAAGCAGTAAATGTCACTGTGGTAAAATAAATAATAGAATATAAGAAAGAAGAGGTAAAGAATTATGGGAATTACATGTAAGCAATTTGGCAAAATGAGAGGAATTATGAAAAAAGTGGATAATCAGATTGAGGCTGGTAAAGCTATCAAGCGTGAAAAAAAACACAAGAAAGAGAATAAATAAAATAGGACAGCCTGTAAAAGTTTGGCGACCGAAACAGACTGTCCTTGATACATTAACAATAGGGATATCCTATAGTCAATACATATTATAACAATTCTGACTGGCTGATTCAAGCCGTTATCCCTATTTATTTTTAAAGCAAACATAATTTTACCGTGTTTGTAATTTACAATTGAATAATATTTCGAAAGGAAAGATGTGTATGGATTATAGTAATATAACTTTTTTGGAATACCAAAAGAAAAAGAAAGAAATGCTAGATGATTTAGGTAGAATAAGCGGTATGTGTAATGGTGTGAATTGTAGAGAATGCCCTTTAAATAAATTATCAGAAAATATCAGTTGTAAGATTGCGGAGCTTTTATATCCAGAAAAAGCACTAAACACTGTAATGTCATATGGATATAAAGTAGATTGGACAAAAGTTCCTGTCGATGCAAAAATTCTTGTTAGCGGCATAGAAGATGGAGGTTGGGTTAGAAGACATTTTGCAAATTACAGTAATGGGGAGGTATATGCGTATGCCGATGGTAAAACATCATTTTCTACAGATTATGTAAGTTCGTGGAGATACGCAAGATTATATAAAGATGATGAACAATAAAACAAAAGAGAATATTATATTGACGGTCATGAACGTCAATTGAAATGTTGCTTTTATGTGGTAGTCATGAATGCTGCATATAAGGCAACAATTTAGAAAACAGAAGAAAGGAATACAAATAACACCGGTTAAATGTGCTATGCATAGCCTTGTAAAATAAGGCATCTTGAATAAAGAAAATAAAAGCAACAATTTAGATAAAGGGTTAAAAGTATTAAGTCTATGTGATGGAATGTCGTGTGGACAAATTGCATTAGAAAGAGTAGGTGTAAAAGTAAATAAATACTTTGCATCTGAAATTAAAGAAATAGGAATTAAGGTTACAAAACATAACTATCCAAACACAATCCATATAGGAGATGTTAATAAAATTTCATATGAAGATGGAACTTTAAAAACTGAGATAGGAAATTTTGAAGTTGATATTGATCTTGTTATGTTTGGAAGTCCGTGTCAAACATTTTCAATTGCTTGTAAAACAGATAAAAGAATTGGGATGAATGATGATAAAAAATCAGGATTGTTTCTACAGTGTTACAGAATTTTAAAGGAAGTAAATCCAAAGTATTTTTTTATGGAAAATGTAGCATCAATGAAAGAAGTTGATAAAAATTATATTACTGAGTTAATGGGTGTTGAGCCGTATAAAATTGATGCAAAAATTGTTTCGCCAGAACTAAGAAACAGATATTATTGGACTAATTTGAAACCACAAAACGAACTTTGTGTTAAAGAGATTTGCTTACAAGACATATTGGAAGATGGTTATACAGATAGAGAAAAGGCAAGGAATTTATTAGTCAGCGATAGTAGACCATTATCAACACCAGTAAAAATGTTTCACAGATATTATTCTACAGGATTTACAACATTAATTTTTAAAAACAAGAGTCATTACGATTTGTGTGTAGAAGAATATGAGAATATATCAGGTGGCAAAAGAAAAGTAAAAGCAAGAGAATTAGATGATTATACAGGAAATGTATTTGATGGAGTAAGATATTTAACTCAAAAAGAATTAGAAAAATGCCAATGTGTACCAGGAGGATATACCGAGTGTTTAACAAGAAACGAAGCAGCAGATGTTCTAGGAGACGGGTGGAATATTGACGTAATTTCTTGGTTTTTTAGTGAGTTAAATTAAGTTGAAATTTATTTTTCATTTGGAGGGATAAATGGGAAAATTAAAACAAGAATGGAGTTCAACATTCCCTGGATACGAAACAGAAGAAGAGGTTATTGAGTTCATTTTTGAACATTTAGACACTTCGTATTTTGAAGATAGTTATATACAGATGGGGATTGGTAATGAACCAAATACTTACATAAAATTTTCAAAAGAAGATAAAAGAGAAACATTGTATGATTTTATGATGTCTTTAGTAAATAAAGAAGATTAATTGGAGAATAAATAAATATAACAGTTATGAAATTTTAAGAAAGGATAAAAGTTCACATGTGAGTGAAGCTGCGCAGCTACTATGGTGAACAAAACTTGAAAGAGAAATATATTAAAAGTCCATTAAATTATGTGGGGGGGAAGTATAAGTTATTAAAAGAAATAATTCCAATGTTTCCAGAAAAAATAAATACATTTGTAGATTTGTTTGGTGGAGGTTTTAATGTTGGTGTAAATATTAATTCAGAACATATTATTTATAATGATATACAAAAAGAGGTTGTTCAATTTTTAAATTACATAAAAGGTAACAATATTGATATGCTACTATTTGAAATTGAAAATTATATAGAAAAATATAATTTATCCAAAGAAAATAAACAAGGATATATTGAATTAAGAAACGATTATAACAATGGAATTAAAACGCCAATGAAGTTTTATACATTATTATGTTACGCATTTAATAATCAAATAAGATTTAATAAAAATGGTGGATATAATATGCCGTTTGGAAAAGATAAAAGTAGTTTTAATCCGGCTCTTAAAAAGAAATTTATTGAATTTTATAACAAGGTAAATGAAATTGATTGTGTATTTACTAATATATCATTTGATGAATTTGATTTTTCTGAATTAGATAATAATGATTTTGTATATTGTGATCCGCCATATTTTAACAGTATTGCTTCTTATAATGAACAAGGTGGTTGGACAGAAGAACACGAGAAAAAATTATTATGTATTTTAAATAAATTAGATGAAAACGGTATAAGATTTGCACTTAGTAACAATTTGAAATATGAAAATTTCTTACTAGAAGAATGGAGAAAGAAATATAAGACACATTATTTAAATGCTAATTATAGTAATTGTAATTATCAAAAGAAAGACAAAAGCAAAGATATTGAAGTGTTAATTACAAATTATTAAATAAAAGAAATGTTTCATGATTTTGACAAAATGCTGTTGTATCCGTTTTTTGACAAAGAAAAGATTTCAAAATGGCATAGAAATTATTCACGCCATCACGAAAAACACGCAAAAACTAATACAGATATTGTGCAGATGGTTATTGATTGGGAATGTGCACGATACACCAAACCTGATAAACCTTTAAATGCAAGACAGACTTTAAAAAAGTTTTATCCGCATTTAACAGAGAAGGTATTACCTATTATAGAACAACTTAATTTATAAAAGAAAGAGAGGAATATTTTTATGTATAACAGAAATTATTACGATGATGAATTTGAAAGAGGAGAAAGAGAGTCCGATTTGAGAAGAGATAATAATTGGGATAGTAGCGGTGACGGATGGTATACAAGTCGAGGCGGTATAATGTCTGATAAATATGTTGACTCAGATGGAGAAGTACACAGCATGATGTGATTTTGGCTATTAGCCGATTTACTATAAAAAGGTTAAATGATGCGAAAATAGATTTAGGAGAAAAGTTATGAGTAACTACTATGAAGGTAAGTTGAATTTTATATTAAAAGAAGACATACCTAAAGATATCCTACATGATTTACTATTGCTTTCTAGTGAAGAATATTCAAGAGAAAATTTTATAGTGTTACAAAATGAAAAATGGGGAAGACATGAAAGATATGATTATCCAAACTACAATCTTAAATTAAAAAAATGCGACGAACATGAATTTTATTTATTCGAGATTGATTTTTGTATGAAAGGGTACCGTATAGGCACTGATGACCTTGGTCAAGATATATATGATTTTTTGAAATCATATATAGACGAATCGGTATATGATATGTCAGATGGCGGATACATTGGCAGAATACATGATGAGGACGGCACATATGATAAAAGTTTTTATGTGAATTACGATATATTTAATTGTGAGATAGAGAAAAGAAAATATTTATGTAATGCAGATTGTTATTATCATAAAGAGAACTGTTTATGTGATAAATATGTTGTTTGCAAAAGGGCATATCAGTTAGGCGAGCAGAATAAATAATGGTTTAGTATTAAAGTAATAGTAGGTGATGTAATTTTGATTTTTATGAGTCGATATAAAAAATTATTAAATAGTATAAAAGACGCAAAAGAAAATAAACGAAAAATTTTATTAAAGAATGGAATCGAATTAGATTTTCGTAAAGATAAATGGAATGATGTATTCAGAAACAGATTTTGTCATGAACATTCGTTATATTTAGAAATCGGTAAATATTATTTGATTACAAGGAGTTTTCCAACTGGTAACAGGAAAATGGAATTATTAAAATGTGATAGCAAAAATATGTATCTGCCGGAATTTACAACATATATCATGGAATTGGATGTAGAACCTTGTAAAAGATAACAGGAGTGGAATATGAAAGTAAAAGATCTAATTAAGAAAGTTGTTATAACAGATAAAACTGCACATTCAGAGGCAAAAACTAAAATCGAAAAAGCAGACATTCATTTGACTGCTTATGCAATTAAAGATAATCAAAAACAATGTGCTTTTATTATGGAGGTATAAGTAAAAATGAAGTTTAATTTATTTGAAGGATTTCTTGTATTTGAGTTTGATTGGAAAGCAGTAGTAGCAATGTCTATTGCTAGTTCTATAATTGCTTTGTTTGGATAGGAGAAGAAAATAAATGTCAGAATACAAACCAATAAACTTAACATATTACAATCCGTATACAAGTTGTTTTAAAGCAGGTAAAAGCGATAGAGAAAGAGTGTCGTTATATCAATGCTGTAAATCTGAAACATGCGATGCACATAAAAACGATAAATGTATTATGTTAAACGGACTTTGGGGATTAAATTGTCCATATGGAAAAATACATAAAAAAGAAGGATATACGAAAGCGGCACGTAAATGTGGAAAATTAGTTAGAGAATATAGGGACAAATATAAAGACGTTGAATATGCATTAAACACACAAAATACCCTTTGTAAAATAAACGATTATGTATATACTGGTCTTCCACATTTGCGAAACTACGTAAATCCAATCAGAGAAAAAGATTTTTTTACTTGTGAAGAATTAATAAGAATGGAAGATTTTACACCAGAGTTTATTGTGGAACTAATTAAATTTAGACCACATGCGTTGTTTGGTGGAGAAATTGAGTCATATCAAAAAGAATGTATTCCTAAATTCTGTAGGCAGTTAAAAACAAATATGCCAGAACTATATATACAAGTCGTTGAAATTTATCCAGAAATTCATAACAAAATAGAGAATATTAATTATGTAGGGAAGAGAGTAAAAGTTAAAACATTACTTCCTGGAAGAGTAAAACTATCAACAGATATATTGGATTGGGACGGAAACGTTTTAAAAGCAAAAGGCAAACAGGTTTCTTTTTGGAGTTTGAAAGATGAAGAAGTGACAATTATTCCTAATGAAAATACTGTAGTTGGAATATGTGAAAACGAGACTGTAACTGATGATACTGTAATAGTAGAGTAGGTGGTGATTGTATGAAATATAAAGTAGGAGAAAAAGTTAGAATTCGTAAAGATTTAAGGCTTGATGAAGAGTATGACGGAATAGATGTAAATGGAGAGATGGTATTAATGCGTGACGAAGAAGTTACTATTTCAGAAGTTTTACTTGATGATAATGGTTATGAAATTGAAGAAGATGATGGTTATTTTTTATGGACAGATTCTATGTTTGAAATGACTAATGCCGATAAGATCCGAAATATGAAAGACGAAGAACTGGCTGATTTTTTGAAAGAAACGGTTATTTCTTGTAGGGAAAATTTATTCTTGTGTAGAGAATGTAATAAATATGGAAAATGTTCTACTGCGTTAAAAGACTGTACTAATTTTATAACATGGTTGCAATCAACTAAAAAATAAAGAAAGGTTTATTTCATAAGGAGAAGATAAATGACTAAAAGAGAGGCTGCTATTGTAAGCGCTTACACGGGATATTTGATTGGAGAATTTAGTGATTTTCAGGCTTATGCTGAAGAGATTCTTGGACGACCGATATTTACTCATGAATTTCCGAGTATCGCGGATGAACTTAAGGAGAAGAGCAAGAAGGATTTTATGAGTATTAAGATTGGGAATGAGGACAAGAAAAAAGAGGAGATTAATATTGGTTGTAAATTCAAAGATAGATGCCCATCATATTCTGGATGGTGTGAAGGTATTGATTATCCAGACGAAAGATGTTTTTCGTATGTCTTAAGTGATTATGAAAACGAGAAAAAGAAAACCGAAGACTTCGAACAGATTTATCATTCACCATTTGAAAGAGATAGTTGGGTGGATTTCGATGCTGTGGAAAAAGCTCTCGGTTTCCGGTTATTTGGTTATCAGAAGAGTTATATTTTACATCAAGGTTTTCGTCAAATGGGCAGAACTACCTCTGAGATACTTCAGATGTTATTTGACAAAGATCAGTATAATAATCCGATTGATTTTACGTATTCACCTATAAGTAAGCAGGATTCCATCTTCCGTCAGCAATTTCGTGATATTTGGGAGAAACTTCATGATGATGGAATTGAGATGAGGCCGGTATTTTGGAGTAAGGAAGATAAAGAAGAATTAGGAGGTGTTTTGTATGACTAAAGAGACATATAACAAAGCAGCACAGTTAAATAGAGATATAAATGAAATTGAATATCATTTATGGAAGGCAAAAGAAGACAAGAAATGGATTACAATTTCAACACCATATAGGCAAAACAATTGCTTGTCTTCAAACTTTCAAAAAGAATTAGTTGGATGGTTGGAACAAAAACTGAAAGAATATCAGAGAGAATTTGATGAACTATAAAGCAATGGTGGAGATGAAATAAATGAGTTTTATTAATAAGTACAATTGTATTTTATGCAAATATAACAAATACAATAGAGCTGGCGAGTCGTGTTTTAATCATATGGAAAAAGATGAAGACGGATATACAATAGAAGAATGTAAATCATTATCAAATGTATATTATGGAACTTTGATAAAATTTTTCCCATTCAAACAAATCGATGATTTTCGTACAGAAATAGCTTATAGAAAAAGAGAAAAATATATTAATGAAATGAATGAAAAATACGGAGATTATGCATTAGAAGATGATGATTTCAAATTTATTTGGGGTGTAAAATCATGGGATGATTTATCTGGTTCTGAAGCAAATCTATATACAATGAACGATATTGATATTACATATAACAAGAAAAAGAGAAAGTATATGCTTGGTATTGAAACCTCATATACATTTGAAAATCATACACGTGAATGTGAATATCTTAAAAATTGTTTAGATGCTTTTACAAAATATATGGACAATAATAGATTAAAAAAGAACGAGCCATATAAATTATTTATGAGTGATTCTTGTACAAGTATTGTTGCAAAAAGTATTAAAGAGTTGTATGTGAATTTCAAAATTTTCGTAGATGGATTTTGTAATCAGGATATAGATATGGATGAGGAGCAAGCGGATTATGACTAAATTATCAGATGAAAACTGGGTTTCAATTAAAGAAGTTGGATTGCCAAAGTTAGAAGAGGTTTCAACAACTAATTTTAGTTCGGTATATAAAAGTAAAGAAGTTTTAATTCAAACCAAACGTGACGAGAGGTTTGTAGCATATTGCGAAAAAGAAGTATATGCAAATAAAAGATGGGTTGATGAGATTAAATGGTTTGTGTATGGAACTGGAGGTAGAAAAATGAGGGTGATGAGTAAGGTTGTTGCTTGGATGGAATTGCCTGAAAAGTATAAAGGAGAATAAAACATATGAAGATAAATGTAATGAATTTTATTCAGAAACGCTGTGGAATCAAACTTAATAAGCATCAAAAAGAAACTGTCAAATTGCTGAGTGCATTACCAAGTGGGTCAAGAATCGTTATGGGAAGAAAATACCCAATGATTTTTGACAAAAACAATAAGAGAATTTATGTGAATGTGGATGGAGAATAAAGAGTATGAAGAAGAGTATTTCAGAAATACACCACAGAATGAGTATAGCGATTACGAAGATTTTGTAAAATTACTGTTTGATATTGTTATTAATCCAGAGATTAACAGAAAGTTTGATACAGAAAATATCTTGAAAAATTGATGATGGAGATTGTCAAGAAACACAGGTTTTTGTTTTACATAGAGACACGTATCAACCATATGTCAAAGATTATGTATACACAAACACATATTATGGTTCATGTAGTGGTTGTGATACTTTGATGGCGATTAATGATTATGGAAGCGGTCTACCAAATGAGTCACAGGTAAATGATTATATGGATTTATGTTTACATCTTTTACAGAAATGTCACTATATGACTGATGAGGGGGAGTGATTAAGACGAATTCAAAAGATTGTATTAAATGCAAGCATTATAAAAATTATTACAAGTCAAGCGAATGTTATTGTGAAAAAGGATATTGTGTTAAGAAGAATAAAAACACAAAAAAGAGTTTTGCGAAGTAGTTATATTTTATCTCTCTTATAAGAGAATAACATAGTGTAGATAAAATATAGAGAAAATCAGAAAGGATAAAAAGAATAGGTAGCTACTAAGGACATGTCACTTTCTGGTGAAAAAATATTAAATACGTTGGAAGTAAAAATAGATTAAGTAAATATTTGACTCCTATTATTCAAAAGTACATTGATGATAATGATATTCAAGTGTATTATGAGCCATTTTGTGGTGGACTAAATATGATGGATAAAATTAAATGCCCTATAAGAATTGCTAACGATTTACATAACGAGTTAATTCATATGTGGAATGCTCTGCGAGGAGGGTGGCAACCACCTGAACATATTACAGAAGAAGAGTATAACTCTGTAAGACAAAACAAAGAAAAGTATCCATTGTATTATGTAGGATATGTTGGGTTTCATAGTACATTTGGGGCAAAATATTTTGGCGGTTATGCTCGAGGTTTTAAATCAGACGGAGTAACACCGAGAGATGAAAGTAATGAAGCCTATCGTAATACAATGAAACAATTACCAAATGTATTAGATGTACAATGCGTTTCGTGGGATTATACAAAAGTTAAAATTAAAAATGCAGTTATTTATTGTGATCCTCCGTATCAGAACACAACAAAATATTCAACGAGAGATTTTAATTATAGAGAATTTTGGCAATGGTGTAGAGATATGAGTAAGGATAATATTGTTTTAATTAGTGAGTATAATGCACCGAATGATTTTGAATGTATATGGCAAAAAGAAACATTGGCAAATTTTGATTCTAATAGAGGGAATGATATTGACAAAAAGAAAAGAATAGAAAAATTATTCAAATATAAAGGATAAAATGTCTGTTTCATGTGAGGCGAAAATATGAAGATAGAGAAAAATAAACTTGTAAAAGTATTTTGGAAAAGTCCAAGATTTTCTAATAAATTAAAAATAAATGGAACAAAAGGAATAATTTTGGATTCGATTGAAGTTGTGGAATGCGAACGTGGTATTTCAAATTTTCCTCATTATATAAGTGTAGAGGATAATGGCGATATTTTAATTACGCCGATTGACACACAGGGTATTTATTTTGTGACTGCTGAAAGAGCAATTAATGCGGATGTATTAGAGATTAAAGCAGAAGATTATATTCAACATTATGCAACAATGGGTGGAACTTATGAATTCGTTTTGAAGGATAAAATTGATAATAATTCCGATGATTTCTTAAAGGTGTTTTGAAGGAGAGTATATATGGGAAATTTTGAAGATATTTTTGGAGACTATTTTGAAGCCTATAAGACCACATCACAATATAAAGATATTTCTAAAATGGAAATTATGTTTCGCCGTCAGGAATTCGAAAAGAACTTAGATGATATGTGGATCAATTATAGCAGAGGGATGGTTGTACAATTGGTTAATTATAATAAGCAGCTTGATACCATTAAAAGCTGCGGTTTAAAAGTGTTAAGGAATTCATCGGGGAAACATAAGATCATTGTTCCGAAATAAAATACAATTTTTATGGTCGTTTTAAGCATTTGGCGATACTAGACCAAACATATAAAATAAACATAACACAAGGTTAATTCAAGAAATTTTCAAAAATGAAAAGAGAATAAATAACTGCGAGGTGATTACAATACAGATTTTAGCAGAAACAGAGTATCAGGATTTGTATAGAGTAACTGATGGTGTGTTACTTGTTGTGAATAAATTTGAGTATGTGCTAATTGATAAATCTTGTCCTAGTATATATCATGCGAAACAGAAAATATATAATAAAGGGTGTCAAAATTGTTTAAAAGAGTTAAAAGAAAATTTTTATTATGCGTATTGTGATGTTACTTTTCCTAAAGGAACTATTTTATATAATAGCCATCCAGTTAAATTAGTAGATAAACACAAATGGGAATATCAAATTAAAACAACAAGCGATTATTTTAGTGGTAACATGGATAGAATTTTAAAGCTGTTAAATGAAATTATAAATAAGATAAAAGAATAATACTTATCTTATAAAAGTTATATTAATCAAAAATAAGAATAAAAAAAAGAGAATAAATATTTAGTGGTCATGAACACTAATTAAAAAAAATATATAGAAAGGATTACATAAGTAACCGGTTATTAAGCGTATACGCATTATGAAAATAATGTAAATGGAAAAGCTTAAATTAACCGGGGGGGGTAACAAAAATGTTGCTCTCTCCGAAAACAAAAAGCCTGTAAAGGCTAGTAATGTTGAAGAATTAATTCAAGATTGTCCAAAGAATCAGACAATTTTAGACAACTTAATTAGAGCATGGGCGATTATTAATAGTCCTAAATATGAAAAAATTGTTTGTAGTATTTCAGGTGGATCAGATAGCGATGTAATGTTAGACATTGTTTGGAGATGTGATAAAGAAAACAAGATTGATTATGTGTGGTTTAACACAGGCTTAGAATATCAAGCAACAAAAGATCATTTGGAGTATTTACAAGAAAAATACAACATAGAAATTAAATCATATAAAGCAATCAAGCCAATTCCTACAAGCTGTAGAGAATATGGACAACCTTTTATATCTAAACAAGTTAGCGAATTTGTTTTGAGATTACAAAAACACAATTTTCAATGGGAAGATTTGTCATATGATGAGTTGGTTTTAAAATATCCAAAATGCAAATCCGCATTAGCTTGGTGGTGTAATGATAAAGGTAATGGCTCGTCTTTTAATATCAATAGGAATAAATATCTTAAAGAATTTATGATTAAGTATCCGTCAGAGTTTAATATCTCGAATAAATGTTGCGATTATGCAAAGAAAAATGTCGCTCATAAATTAATGAATGACAATAAATATGATTTGAATATTATGGGAGTTAGAAAAGCGGAAGGTGGAGTTCGTGCTGCCGCATATAAAAATTGTTTTGATGATAATGGTGGAGAATATGATAACTATAGACCTATCTTTTGGTATACAGATCAAGACAAAATTGACTACGAAAACGCTTATGGAGTTGTACATAGTAAATGTTATACAGAGTATGGATTGAAGAGAACAGGATGTGTCGGATGTCCATATGGAAGAGATTTTGAGAACGAATTAGAAGTAGTTAAAAAATACGAACCGAAATTGTATAAGGCGGTATGTAATATATTCAAAGATTCCTATGAATATACAAGAAAATATAGAGAATTTAGAAAAAATATGGATGAAATAAAGTTGGAAGAAAAGGAGAATTAAACTATGAAGAAAGTAGAAGAAAAATATTTTTGCGATTATTGTGGAGAGAAATGTGTTCATACTGATTTTGTAGTGCCGGAAATAGAACAATCCCTTTCAACATTACGACAAGACCATATACAACTCACAAAGATATTTGTCCTAAGTGTCAGGAAAAGATTGCTATGTTGTTGAAGTTAGTTCCAAATATAGACATTGAAGACGGTATTTTTAAAGTTAGTGTAACTTAAAAGGAGAATAATGATATGGGATGTCCGAATTTACATTATAAAAACATACTTCAAAATTTTTGTTGGATACTAAATTGCCAAGACGAACGAAACAAAGACAAGGAACTTATCGAATGTACAGATCAGTCCGCACTAGAAAAAGAAATCTTAGACAAGAAGAGAATTGTTGATTTGCCAATATTTTATTATTTTGCTGGACGGGCAATTGAATGTGTTTCAGATGATATTAATAATAATTGGGGTAATGATGCATTCAATGCATTTTTACAATCAACGATTGATTTTGAGACTTTTATTGGACTGAGAAAAAGATGAAGATAATGGAGAATAAGTAATTATAAAAATATGTTCATAGAAAGGAATAAATAATATATGTATTGTGGATATATTACAACATTAAAAACATTAAGAAAACATATTAACGCCGACCGTTTGCAATGTGTGGAAGTATTTGGGCAGAATGTGATTGTTGATTTAAGTTATAAAGAAGGACAGAAAGTTGTTTTCTTTCCGTCAGATGGTCAATTATCTTTAGAATATGCAACAGATAATAATTTGATTCGTAAAAAGGATGAAAACGGAAATAATATTGGCGGATACATGGACGAAAATAAAAGAAATGTAACTGCAATCAAACTGAGAGGTGAAAAATCTGAAGGTCTTGTTCTTCCGATTGAAACACTCTCTAAATATATAGACATTTCTAAATTAAAAGACGGAGAACAAATTACAGTGCTTGGAGGATATGAAATTTGCCGAAAATATATTCCTAAAGGAAACAAAAAAAGAACAAATTCAAAACCAAACACAAAGAATAAAAACAAAGAAAAAGTAACATATCCATTTTTTGAAGAGCATAAGGACACAGCGCAGTTAGCTTATAATATGAATGCTTTTAAACCGGGAGATACAGTATACATTACACGTAAATTACATGGAACCTCAGCCAGAACAGCTAAAACAATTAAGATTACTAAAAAATATAGTAGACTTAGAGGGTTATTGCATATGGAACAAAAAGAAAACAGAGAAGTGACTGTTGTTCCCGGTAGTAGAAGAGTTATTCTGAAAGATATGAATAGTAAGGACGGATATTATTCTGATAATAGTTTTAGAAAGAAATATCATGATTTACTTAAAGACAAGCTTCCAGAAGGTTGCGAAATTTTTTATGAAATTGTCGGATATGTAAATGATACAACTCCGATTATGAGTTCTACGTCAAATTCAAAAGTAAAGGATAAAGAGTTTGTAAAGAAATTTGGTAAAGAAACCACATTCTCTTATGGATGTAAACCAGGAGAATCGGAGATGTATGTTTATCGTATGACTATGACAACTGGAGATGGAACAGTTGTAGAGGTTCCTTGGGAAGTAGTTAAAATTTGGTGCGATAAACTTGGTGTAAATCATGTTCCAGAGTTAGAAAAATTCATCTTTACAACACAAGAAGATTTGAGAGAGAGAGTAAATAAACATCTTACAGGAATGCCAACAGATGAGATTGGTAAGACACATATTGCTGAGGGTATTGTGGCAAGAATCGATAATAGAGAATCATTTACAGCTTATAAGGATAAAGTTTTTGAATTCAAAGTGATTGAATCTATCATTAAAGACACTTCTGATGTTCCGGATATGGAAGAGGCAGAAGAGTTATTTGAGGAAAAGTTAAATGAGTAGACCGAAATTAATTGTTATGTGTGGACTATCCGCTTCTGGAAAGTCCACAATTGCGAAAGAATTAGAGATAAAACATAATGCATGCATTGTGTCGAGTGACTCTATTAGAGAAGAAATATGCGGAGACGTGGCAGATCAATCTAAGAACGAAGAAGTATTTAAGATTTTTCATAAGAGAATTAGAGAATATCTGAACAAAGGACAAAATGTAATTGCTGATGCAACGAATATAACGATGAAGTCACGGCGAGCAATTATTGAAAATGTAAGAAAACTGGATGTTGAAAAGATTTGCTATATTATTCCAAAGAAATTTAAAGATTGTATTAGAGATAATAGAAATAGAAAACATCCTGTACCTGAAGAAGTGATTGCTGCACAGAGAAGTAAGTTCCAAATACCATTCAAGGAAGAAGGATGGGAAGAGATTACTATCTATGATATGGATTATACATATGCTGATAAATTTACTCCAGAAGCAATGTCGTTTTCAATGACAGGATTTGATCAGAAAAATCCACATCATAATATGTATTTAGACCAACACTGTGATTTTGTATATAATATGTTCTCCGGCGGACAACATCCTTACAATATTTATAAGAATGGATTTCTTATGGGAGCGTCTCTACATGATATCGGTAAATTATATACTCAGAGTATTGATGAAAAAGGCATAGCACATTATTTGAGACATGAAAATATTGGATCATATCTTGTTTTGACATCGTTATATTTGTGGAAAAACTTTACTGAAGATGATTTATTAGACTGTTGTTTCCTGATCAACTATCATATGATGCCGTTTTCTTGGAAAAATGAGAAAACATATAACAGGTGGAGAGAGCGGTTTGGAGAATATAAATATGAAATGCTAATGCGATTTCATGAATGCGACAAAACAAGATTGGACGGTGAATAATATTACAGAAGAACAAAAGAAACTGGCGGAAGAGAATCATAATTTAATATACAGGTTTCTCAGTAAATATAATCTTTCAATAGATGACTATTACGACATAGCCGCAATAGGATTATGTAAAGCTGCGATGACTTTTGACAAAAGTAAATCTAAATTTTCTACATACGCTTTCAAATGCATGTATATGATTATGTTACACGAAAAGAGAAAAGAAAGGGCAGTGAAAAACATACCAAATGACAAGCTAATGTATGCACAATCCGAGTTCGCGAGCGACAACGATAGTGATACAAATTCATTTTTCAATCTTATTCCGTCAGACATTAATATAGAAAGAGATACTGTATTAAAAGATGCAATAAAGATGGCATTTGAGTCTTTGAATGAAAGAGATAGGAATGTTGTAAGATTGTTGATTAATGGATACAAACAAAGAGAAGTAGTTAAAATTGCTGGTTGTAGTCAACCACATATTTCAAGGATTAAAAAGAAATTTAAACAATTAATGAGAGAATAAATAACTGACAGTAATATGTCTTTATTATTTTTTGACACATTTGTGTTATATGAATTATAAAATATTTATAACAAAGGAGAATGATTATGTGGGTGGTATTTTTATTATCTGCAATAGTAATTGCGATTGCTACCTTGCTAGTAATTTATGTCGGAAACAAAGTCATTAATGCAATGAAACGTGACGATTATAAATTAGACAAGGATATCAATAAAGAAAATAATACAAGTGAAAAGGAGAACAAAAAGTATGAGTAAAAAAGGGTTAGTAATTGGATTAGTAGCTGTAGTAGCGATTGTAGGAGGAGTATTTACAGTAAAATCAGTTGAGAAAATTGGAACAGGTAAGATGGGGGTTCAGTATTCTGTTAATGGAGTAAAGGAAGAAACGTTACCTGAAGGATGGCATTTTATCAATCCGCTCTTGAAAGTAAAGGAATTTTCAATTGGAAATGAACAGTTAATTCTTGAGAAAACTAAAAAAGATGACGATTCAATTAAAGTCGCAACATCAGATGATGCAAGTATCTCAATTAGTTTTCAAATGTCTTACAGATATAAACCGGAAGAAGTTGTTTCTACATATAGAAAATTCCGTGGTATGGATGGAGAAGATATTGTAAATCAGAGAGTTAAATCAGTATTGAAATCTAAAATCTCAGAAGTTACCTCTTCATATTCATTAATGGATGTGTATTCAGGCAACAGATCTGAAATTAACAATCAGATTACAGAATATCTGAACACTGAGTTTGGAGAAGAATACGGAATCGAAGTTCTTGATGCGTCTATTATTGATGTTCATCCTGACGATAAACTCAAAGAATCTATTGATGCAAGAGTAAAGGCTCTTCAGGAAAAACAGCAAGTGGAAGCGGAACAAGAGAAAATTAAAGTACAGAAAGAAACCGAAAAGATGCAAGCGGAGGCAGATGCACAAATTGAAATTACAAAAGCACAGGCAGAAGCTGAGGCAAATAGACTTAAATCTGAATCTATCACAGATGAACTAATTAGAATGAAAGAAGCTGAAGCACATATGCAGCATGGATTTGTAACTGTGCAGGGTGCGAATACTGTAGTAAAAGAATAATATTTATTAACTATATGCGGTGTCAAAGCCGTATATAATATTCAAAGGAGAAAAAGATATGTTGTTATTTATGGTTTCGTGGTTATTATGTGGATTGCTGGTTTCTTTGGTATTAACCGCATATGACTTACGAGGAAGAGAATATAATCCAAATTATTTTGACAGTTTATTTTGGCTTTCGTTTTTAGGATTCGCAATTTCGGGTTATGTGTCTGTTATTATTGTGGCAGTTGTGATGTTTAAAGAAAAGGGACTTGATAAAAAGGTACTTGATAAAATCGAGCTAGGAAGAATAATTTATAAGATTACAAATATCGGAGTAAAAAAGAGTAATATCAAAATTAGGGTTGGTGATAGATATAGATTTGACGGTGCATTACGATACGAATTTACAAGAGAAGGCAATATTGTGAGAATTAAATCAGGAGATGTTGTAATAAAAATAAAAGACAAATTGTCTGATAAATTATATTCGAGAAGCATGTATTGTATAAATAACAAACACGTGTATATCAGTGAGTCAATTATTGATAGGTATTTTGTAAAGGTGGATTAGATTTTTGATTATGAAATCATTGATAAGATTGGAAAAAGTATCATTTATACATATAAGACGGAGGATAATTAAATGGATAGAAGTGATTTAGCGAAAAGAATGAAAGGTTACGAATCTGTATCAAAAACAAGGTTGGTATCAAGAATGCCAGTAATTATTAGGATTGATGGAAAGGCGTTCCACACATTTACTCGTGGTTTCAAGAAGCCTTTTGATGAAGTATTAATTAAGTCTATGCAGGATACCATGAAGTATCTGTGTGAGAATATCCAGGGCTGTGTCTTGGGATATCATCAATCTGATGAAATTACATTAGTATTGGTTGATTATAAGAAGTTAAATTCTTCGTCATGGTTCGATAATGAAGTTCAGAAGATTTGTAGTATTGCAGCAAGTATGGCTACAATGGCTTTCAATAAATTCTTTAAAAGTAATGTAGAAAAGATGATTTCTGAATACAATTGTTCATTAGTCCCCCAGTGTATGGAGATACAGATGAAGAGAGATGAGTATCATAGGATATTATTAAAGGCTGTATCAAAAGGTGCTATGTTTGATGCAAGATGTTTCAATATTCCAAAAGAAGAAGTAACTAATAATATCTATTGGAGACAATTAGACGCTACTAGAAACTCTATTCAGATGGTTGGACAGGCTAATTTTTCTCAGAAAGAACTCAATGGCAAATCTTGCAATAAAATTCAGGACATGCTTTTTACACAAAAAGGAATTAACTGGAATAATTTTCCGACATATCAAAAGAGGGGAAGTTGCTGTGTGAGAAATAAGATTGTCATTTCGGTAAATGGTGTGATTGGAACCGCACAGTTAAGAGATACTTCTAAATCTGAAAATGAATGGATTATTGATAAAAATATTCCAATTTTTAAAGGCGATGGTAGAGAATATGTTGATAAATTAATATATATTGGAGAATAAATTATAAATGAAACATCGGTTTTAAGAGGAGATAACAAATATGGATAAAAGTTTTGTACATGAATACAATGAAGTTTCAATAAGAAAAGCAAAACAAGAATGTAAATGCAAAGTCTGTGATAATACGATTGGAAATAGGGATATTGTATATTTGAGGTCATTTAGATTGAGAGGACAACCATTTCATATATGCTTTTCTTGTTGGAAGAAAATAAACAGAATGGTAGAAGAATATATAAAGGAGAATAAATAGATGGCTATTATTGGTGCAATTTTAGGGGATATTTCGGGTTCACAATACGAATTTTTAAGACCAAAAGATTTAGATTGGAAGAAATGTGAACTGTTTACAGATAAGTGTTACTTTACAGATGACAGTGTAATGACATTAGCTGCGAAGTTGGCAGTTAAAAATGGCATTTCCTTTGCGGATTCTTATAGAAGATTTGGCAGAAAATATCCAAATGCAGGATATGGTGGAATGTTTGATGCGTGGTTACATTGGGATGACGAAGAAGCATATAACAGTTTTGGCAATGGTTCTGCTATGAGATGTTCTTACATTGGTGAACATTTCAATGGAGAAAAAGAAGTTATAGAGTGGGCGATCAAATCTGCCGATTGTACACATAACCATCCAGAAGGTATCAAAGGTGCCGTTGTGACTTCGGTGTGTGTTTATATGGCAAGAACAGGTGCTACAAAAGCAGAAATTTTTGATTATGTGAAAAAACATTATCCAAAAGAAAATTATAGATATAGTGTTGAACACAAAATTGAAGATTACAGAGATGCTTATAGATGGGATGTAACTTGTCAAGGTAGCGTACCAGTAGCAATCAGATGTTTCTTGGAGAGCGAAGATTACGAAAGTTTCTTACGAAATGTTTATTCATTACCTTGTGATATGGATACATTATGTGCTATCGGTGGTGGAATTGCAGAAGAATTTTATAAAGGAACTGTATTTGATGAGGAATATTTACTGAGAAATTATCTTGATGATGACCTTTATAGAATTGTGAGAATGTAAATTTTGCCAATAGAATTTTATAGTTTCATGTAAAAGGAGAGAATATTAAAATGGACAAGCCAACAACTGAGCAGTACAACGATGCACGTGCTAACATAACAATGCTCAAGGATTGTATCTTGTACGAAAAACAACAGATTGATGAATTATTAGACAAGATTTGTAGCAGCAAAGAGAGAATAAAAATATATGAGAACTCTCTTGAGAGAAATAAAGAGATTATCACGGTATATGAAATGTACGAAAAATACGAGAATGAGTAGGTGAGACAAATGACATTCGATAAAGTGATGACTGAGATTAAAAAGTCTGGTAAAAAATATACGAATGATTCATATGACGAAGGTGAATATATTCACTATGTTCCTAAAGAAGTAGATGAAAATGGAGAGAAAACGGCAGCATATATCGCATTTGCGTATGTGGATGATAAATGATCTACGGTAACGATGCCGTACATGGGTAGCGAGACAGATATTTACTCAAAGAAATGGAAAGCAATTGAAAATGATGTTATAGAAGGAGAATAAGAATATGAAGAAAAATTCGAATTGGAAAGTTGGTTTGATTATTGGAACAGGTATTATTGCGATGATTTTATTATGTGTATTTGGAGTTCAAAGTTCACAGAATAAAGCAATTAATTTAGAAGAAAGCGTTTATACTGCGGAATCAGATATTAAAGTACAGGAAAAGAGAAGAGTTGATCTTGTATACAATTTAGCTGATTGTGTTAAACAGTATGACAAACATGAGTCAGAAACATTGACAAAAATTGCAGAGGGCATGAGTAATGGAAATGACGTAGAAGATGTGAACACTGCGATTGCTGCGGTTACATATGCTTATCCGGAATTAAAAAGTAATGACAACTACAAACAGTTGATGAATGAATTATCAATGACAGAAAATCTTATGGCTCAGTATAGAGAAAACTATAATAAATCAGTAAAAGCATATAATAATTACATTAAAAAATTCCCAGCAAGAATTTTTCTTGGTTGGACAGGGTATGAAAAACAATCATTTGAAAGGTTGGATTATAACGCACCAGTAGATGCTCCTCAAAATTTATTTGGAGAATAAAATATGAGAAATGATTACACGATTACAAAAAGAGAAATATTAGCTAGTATTTCTATTATAGCGATTTTACTTGTAATTGGATTGATGATATCTGATAAAATTTCAGATTATCAGACAGAAAAGAACGCAATATATAACAAGGCAGCAAAAATAGAATCGACAGATATGTTTGAGTATGGTATGCAAACAAATGTAGGAAATGCTTTTGTGAATGGTGAATTAAAAGCTCATGACACAGTTACTTATCCAGAAATAGACGGGGATTATATGTACGTCGAAAAGATAAAAGAGCGATATACAATGCATACTCGAACAGTCACTTATACCACAGGTTCTGGTAAAACTAGAACTACACATACTAGAGTAGAAACTTACTGGACATGGGATAGGATTGGAAGTGAGGATAAAACATGCGAAGAATTAATATTTTGTGGTGTTACTTTCCCATCTAGTAAAATCGATATTCCATCACCTGAATATATCAAAACTATTAAGGAATCTAGTCATGTTCGATATAAGTATTATGGAACACCGATAAAACATAATGGAACTATTTTTACAAAATTAGAGAACAATACAATACAAGACAACACAAGATTTTATGAGAATAAAAACATAAAAGAGACTGTAACATACCTTGAATCTGATTGTGATATATTTTTATTTTGGTTATTTTGGATTTTACTGATAGGCATTTGTGTATTTGCATTTTACTATATTGACAATAAATGGCTAGAGTAAATGGAGGTAATTATGAATAAGAAAAAAGTAAAATGGTTTAGATTTGTTTCTGGTGAATCAGAATTAGAATGTGAATCAATTGAAGATGCAAAAACGCTATTAAGAGTTTGTGTTGAACATGACGTTGATTGTAATTATGTTAAACCTGATGATTGGATATTCGAGCGTTATTGGTATGTAAAAGATAACTCGTTAGAAACTACAGCATACCAATTAGAAAGCGATGATATTTGTGATTGTTGGACAGTTAAAGATTATATTGAAAATCATACACATTATGAACAGGATAAGGTGGTTGGAGTAAAATGAAAAATTTGATTTTAGAAGAAATGGACAGATATGATGCTGACGGCGTGGATTTTGTACCGATATTTGATTTGAGTAAAATTCCGCCAATAATATGTTCTTATACAAGAGAAGAATTGAAGAATTTAAAACTTTATCCAAAAAGTGATAGAAAATATTGGAAAATGATTAATGGTAAAAAAGTATATTGTGATAAAAACATTCAAAAACTAATTGAAAAAAGGGAGAATAAAATGATGAGTAGCGAAAAATTTATTGGGTTATGCAAACAGAAAGTAGCAGAGTATTTTAATGAAAATTCAGATGTTACAGACAAAGCGAATATGAAACCAGATGATGTGTATGTAGTGTGGTGTTGTAAGACATTACAGAATCATAAAGCGTTACTTAGTACACCGGTTAGTGATGGAATGTATTACGAAATTACATATAACGGTGATAAGCATGAATTATATCTTGATGCATATAAAAAATGGAAAAACATTAAATACGATGTGTAAAGTGGAGAATAAGAATATGGGTCTTGATTGTAGCATGATTCGGCACGTAAGAGTTCCGCATGAACAATTTGTGGCAATTAAAAATAAAGCAGAATGTTTAATTGTGGAAGATAAGGATAAAGGCGGATGTGTTTGTTTTGAAAGGGTGAAGAATATTTCTGATGAAGAATCAAATGAAGTGTTTGATAACGAAAAAGTGGCAAGAGTGCTAAAAAAGTAAATGGAGAATGGGCTGATTGGGGAGAATTAAGTATGGGAAAAGAAGATATTTTGCAATTGTTTTTTTGAAACAATAAACGACTCGTTAGAGTGGGGAGTTAGCAGTGATCGTTATGGTACATATGTAGACGGATGTGCAGCAATGACAGAAAAATCATTGGAGAAAGTCGAAAGCAAAATGTCAAAAATATTGCTTTGTAAAAGAGAATAATATAAATGAAGTTGTAATCTAGTGTAATTGGTAGCACGTTCAATATGAAAAGTAAGGTTCGAGTCCTTGATTGCAATTCGCCGTAGATTTTTTCATAGTTTCCTTTCTTTATAATATGGCGGTATTTTAACCGCCTTCGGATACATAGCTCAGATGGTTAGAGCAGCCGCCTCATAAGCAGAAGGTCGCAGGTTCGAGTCCTGTTGTATCCATTAAATTAAATTACAAAAAGGAGTGATAAATATGTTAGCAGACTTTAGTGATGTTCATTTTTGGGCGATTAATACAAAAGAAGCTCAAACTATTATTAAAAAAAATGAAGATGTTTTTACAAAAGGAATGTCAGATTTAGAAAGAAAAGCATATTTATTAGGTGTTGAAAATGCTTTTTCTATATTAGATCAATTATTTAAATCTGGTGTGAACAATCAGTCTATTCAATTCTATAATCCAGATGCGGATATCGGAGATGAGTATTCTGATGAAGAGTTACTTGCATGGGTAAATAAACAAAAACCTTGGGATTATTAGAAGAAGAAAAAGAGTTTGGTCTTATTGATATTGAAAATCCTGAAAATATAAAACATGCATACGATAAAGGAATTTTAGTGAAAGACAATACGATTTTTCATGGTGTTATTGAAGAAGATATTACTAAAGAAGGATATAGAATTTTAAAGAAATATCCTATGTGGCAGCATCATATTGATCATGTTTCAATTCGTCCTGATAAAGTCTATTTTACATATGAAGAAGCAAAATCCGAAGTAGACAAAAATGTAAAAGAGTTTGAAAGATAATTATCGTTAACGGATTATGAATGGTCAGTAGAGCATATTTGTAAGAATTTAGACATTTTTAAAGCAATTCATGGTTTATCCGAGAGAGATATTGATTCTTATAGAGGATTTGTCCTAGGCATGGACAATGTAGAGAATATAGAAACAAGAATTTACCAAGGGCAAATTCAATGGAAATATGGAGATAAGAAAAGATGGAATTATATCGAGATCTGAGGTGAATAAATGAAAAAGTCGAATGAATTATCTCGTAGGCAATTCTCAGAATATAGACAGTCGTGGTTTAGTAAACGATATGCATGTTGGGCGAATAATCATAATGGATGGTCTAAAATGAAAAAGAAAAACCGAAGAATGTTCAAATCGAAATTAAGACAAGAACAGAATAAGGAAATTAGAGAAATACTTGAAGAAATGGAGAATTAAATTATGAAAAAGGTTGAAGAAAAATACTATTGTAATCTATGCGGTAAAGAGTGTGAACATACGCCTGATTATGTGTTGCCGGAGTTGTTTACAGGAGCTTTTTAAAATGTAAAAGTTAATTCTGTACAAAAGGATTTATGTCCTGAATGTGCAAAAGAAATTGCTAGAAAAGCAATTGAAACAATCGGAGAAGATAGATTAAAGAAATATTATTTTGAGATTGGAGAATAAAATTATGTGTGATATGAAACCAGTAAAAGACTTAAAAGAAAGAGGTGAGAAATATGAAAGTATTTTTAGGTGGCACATGTTCTGGTAGAAAATGGAGAGATGAATTAATTCCGTTACTAAAATGTGATTATTATAATCCTATTGTAAAAAATTGGAACGAATCGGACAGAATTAGGGAAGTAAAAGAAAGAGAGAATGCGGATCTAATTCTGTATACTATCACAGATGGAATCAAAGGTGTTTATTCTATTGCAGAGGTTGTTGACGATAGTAATAAAAGACCAAATAAAACAATATTTTGTAATTTATATTCAAATGGAAATATGGAATTAACTGGATATAGAAAACAAATGGCACATAGTTTAGCAGCAACAGAAAACTTACTTTTGCAAAACGGTGTTAAAGTTTTTCATGGATTAAAATTTGTTGCAGAATACATTAATTCATTATGTGAATAAAAACAGAAGTAGGAAAATCAATATTCATTTGGAGAATAATTATATGAAAGGCGGTGAGTTGAATGTCGGAAGAAATCATAAAAGTTTTAGATAATTTGTGTGAGAAGTTTGGAATTGCAATAGACTGGACTTCACAAAATGTTGTGCCATACTTAAAAGAACTGGTGGGTAGATTTATCAATTACGAAGTAGTAACTTCAATTTTTTGGATTATTGTTGGAGTTATCGCCATAATTATACCTGTCATTGTAATTAAAAAGATTTCAAAGTATGCAGAAAAAGAAATTGAAGAAGATTATTATAGCGATTGGAGATTTTATCAGGTAGTTACCATTATATTTGGTTCATTTATAGTTTTTACGTTCTTAATAATGATATTGTTTCAAATTTACGATATTATTGAATGTTACACAATTCCAGAAAAGGTGATTTTTGATTACTTGAATAGTTTGACAATGAATTAAATGAATTTCTTATTTCATAGACTAAAATAGAGAATATTAAAATATAAAAATACAATACTTGATTTGGCGGTCAGTATTATATTCAGTATAGCGCAACACTAATTGGTTTCAAAAATACAATAGAAAATCAAATTTGTTTTTGGGTGGATTACAGCATACCCTTGGTTAAAGTCAGCCCAAAATCACTGTTTTACATAGAATTTATATATAGAGTTACTTCTATGTTCCGTCCGAGAGGGCGTTCAGATATAAGTTAATTAATTAATATTTTTACATAATAAGGAGGATTTTACTTAATGGCAAGAGAAAAGGAAAGAAAAGTATTAAAAAAAGGAAAGGCATCATTTAATCTTATCGGAAGAGCAAAAGTAACAGACAAAACTTTTAATCTTGATAATTCTTATGATTCTGGATGGACAGACAATCAGATGTATCTTGGTGTAGATTGTGGCAATGGTAATATTGTTTATGGAGAAATGCGTGGAGGATTCTTTCCAGATGATGACAATATTTTACGAGCTTTTAGTAAAACAGATAAAGATGATTCTGGAAAAAGCAAAATGGTTGAAATTGCATGGGAAGATAGATTTAATGAAGATCTTCTTGATACAATTGGTGATTCTTCTTTCATTACTGTTGGTGTAGAAAAAGATGTAAAAGAAAAAACAGTATATAAGAAATTTTTGACTCCTTATGATGCCGTTCAATATTTAAACGAACATTTGGAAGATGGAATGATTGTTAATGCAAAAGGTAATATTGGATATTCAGAGTATGATGACAATGTATCAATGAAAAAAGAAATCACATCTATTGTGTTATCTAAAGTTGAAAATGAAGATGATTTTAAAGCAAAATTTAGTCAGATGATTCTTCTTGACTCAAAAAGTATTGGAAAACGTGATAAAGAAAAAGGGACTATTATGCTTGATGCTTATGTGGTTGATTATGTAAGAAGTCCGAAAATTGACGGTAAAAAAGTGGCAGTAAAACAAAATGTCGTATTCCCAAAAACATTTGAAGTACATGTTAATGAGAATGAAGAAATTACGGCAAAAATGCTTCAGAGATACTTTAAAGTATCAAAAAAGAATACTTTAAATGCACTAACCGTTGTAGGAGATATTATCGAAGGTGGCTCTATTGTAAACATTACAGAGGACGATATTCCAGATGATATTAAGGAATTAATTGAAATGGGATTATATTCAGAAGATGAAGCAAAATCTAAGTGTGCTGTAGGAAATAACAATCGTGAAAAAAGAATGGTTATTTTAAAACCTGACATTACATACGTTGGGCAGGATGAAAATAGAAAACCAACTGTTGCATTAGAAGAATCTAAATATGAAGATACTGATTTGTATTTTTATGAACAGGCATTAGCTGATGCTGGTGTAAGTACAGATGATGATACAAATGTCGATAGTGATTCAGATTCAACGTCAGAAGACGATGATTTACTTGCAATGTTAGACAATATGTAAAAATGGTTTGTCTAAATTAGACAAACCAAATTATATAAATAAATATAAAAACCTAGGAGGAATAATTAATGTCTTTTAGAAAAGCTAGAACAGCGAAAATCGGTGGTAAATTTTTAAGTTATGGGGAATCTGGAAGTGGAAAATCTACTTTTCAATTAACATTTCCTAGAGTAGCATGTATTGACTCTGAAACTGGTGTGGCGCATTACGAAGGGAAAAACATTGCTATTAACAATGGAAATACATATAACAATTTAATTATGGTCGATAATACATCGGATTTAGATGAACTAGAAGAGGATTTAGATGCATTCATTGATGGCGAATATGATGGCGAAATTGAAACACTTTCTATTGATTCTGAAAGTAAATTTTATGCGACAATGCAAATTGGTGCAACAGAAGTAGAGGAAAGACGTGCTAGAAAAAAAGGCGGAGATGTGGATGACGCTGGCATCAGTGTTAAACAATGGGGGCGTATTAAGATTATCAATATGAAATTACAACAAGCGAAAATTGATTTATCTTCAAAAGGAACGCATGTTGTATCAGTAGCCCAAGAAGTTGAGATTAAAGATGATGACGGAAAGAAAGTGATTGGCTATAAGCCTGATATGCACAAAAGTGTAAAATTTGATTATGATACAATCCTTCGTCACTACACAAAAAAAGATAGAGACGGAAATGTAACATTTTGGGCAGAGGTAATCAAAGACAGAACAGGTGTTACAAAAGTCGGACAACATATTGAAAACCCATGTTTTGATATTTGGAAAGATTATTACGAATCCATGAATGGTCTTGAAACAAATAAAACATCATATAAAAATGATCTTAAAACATCAACAGAATCAATGGTTGATAAAGCAGATAAAGCAGAGGCTCTTGCAGAAGAATGGAAAGCTTTAATGAAGCAGTTAAAAGAAGATAAGAATATTGATGCAATTAGTAAAATTAATAATCTTATTAAAGAAAAGAAAATTGATATTAAAAAAATCGAAATGCAAACTGTTGAAAATTTGACAGAACTTTTAGATTTTACAAAGTTGCAATTGTCTTAAAAAAATAAATTGCTCGCTCTGATATGTAATGTATCAGAGCGTATAGATTAGAGGTGTGTGTTTTGGCTAGAACAAAAAAAGAATCAAAAGATAAAGAATGGATTGAATTATGTGAATACGTCAAAAAAGAAATTCTTCAATATGATGACAATATGAAATTTCCAAAATATCTTGCCTTAAAATTACGAGGGTTAAAAAAAGGGTTGCATATAGCTAATAACAATATTGAATCAGAAGCATGTTATGATGACTATACAATTCTATGTGCATTTAAGATATGTCGAAAAAAAATTTTAGATTACCTTTCAAAAAACGAATCCAAAATAAAAGATGAAAAACACAGAATTAATTTGATAGTAAAAATTGTTGAACCAGAAATTAATGATGTTTATATACGTTTAAGACAAGCAAAAAATAGAGAAGAAAAAATAAAAGAAAACTCCTATGAAAACCAATTTAATAATGGGGCGAAATATACTAGAAAAACACAAGATATAAATGGACGAATGAAAAAATGGTTTTAGGGAGGGTTGATATTTGGCACAAAATAAAAATAAAAAAATCACTCCATTTCAAGAGATGATGTTAAATGCAGCTAAAACTGTAAAAGAATTCAAACTTAGCTGCGAGGCAAATATTGTGTCGATTTTTTTCTGCAAGCCAGATTTGATGTATGACTATACATTAAAATTAGATGATTTTACTGAGAATACTTGGAAAGTGTATTGGCAAATAGCTTATGATATTGTGATTAAAGAAAAGAAGGCAATTTTAGATGATATAACTGTTGGGTTATATTTAGAAAAGCATCCTAAATTAAGATCAAAATATGATGAATATGGTGGATATGACACAATCGAGAAAGCGAAAGAATATGTCCAGGTAGAGAATATTGGTGGGTATGTAAATGAATTAAGCAAATGGAATACAGTATTACTTATGCTTAAAAACAAATTCCCTATATATGACAGAATTAAAGAGTTTGTTGATATGAGCCTTGATGATATTTATGAAGAATATGAAGCAATGCTAAACCATATTTTTGTAAATGCATCTAATGAAGTCACAACATATAATGCATGTGACGGAATTAATAGCTTGATCGATCGTTTAAATGAAGGAATTGGGGTTGGTTTACCATTCAACAATTGTGATATTTTAAACAAAGAAGTTGGCGGTTTGAATTGTAGTGGCAATATATACGGATTAGGAGCAAACTCAGGTGTTGGAAAATCTACAACAGCTATGAATTATATCATACCATCAATTATAAAATATGATGAAAAATTGGTTCTGTTTATTAATGAGGAAGACCAAACAAAAGTACAAAAAGAATTGATTATATGGGTGGCAAATAATGTTTTAAAGTTGGAGTTACCTAAATATAAGTTACGTGATGGTAATTTTGATGAAGAAACAATGGAAATTCTAAGAAAGGCTGCAAAATGGATTGAAGAAAAAAAAGAAAACAGAAACATAACGATTGTTCCATTGGAAAGATATTCAGTAAACATTGTTATAAAATTCATAAAAAAGTATGCGAGTTTAGGAGTTAAATATTTTATTCTTGATACTTTAAAAGAGAGCTGTGATGCCAAGACGGATGAAATTTATAAATCAATGACAAGAGATATGGTTGCACTATATGATGTCGTTAAACCAGCAGCAAAAAATGTTGGATTATTTGTAACATATCAGCTTGGGAAAGCAAGTATAAAAATGCGATATTTAACAAATAACGAAATTGGAATGGGAAAGAGTATCGTAGATGTCATGAGTGTAAATTTGATGATTCGTAGACCATTCGAAGATGAATATGAAGGTGGAAAACATGAAATCGTAGGATATAGATTTGAAGGTAAAAATGGCAAAAGTAAAATACCATTTAAATTAAAAAGAGATAAGCATTATATGATTACATTTATTCCTAAAAATAGATTTGGTCAAACAGATGCTTTTCAAATAATTAGCGAATTTGATTTTAGTACAAATACAAATAAAGATATTGGAATTTGTAACATAACTCAAGATTGGTAACAAAAAAAGACAAGGCGGTGATTTGGTATTAATGCAGATGATTTGAAAGAATATATAGTTGAAAACAATAGTATTTATACGATACTAGAATCTTTAGGGTGTCATGATATAAAAGAATATCAAAAAGAGTGGAGAGCCGCCTTGCCTGATGGAACAAATAAAACTGCTGTATGTGTAAAAAAAGACACACTATCTTCGGCAATAAGAAATTCTGAAGGTAACAAAAACGGTGACATATTTACTATTATAATGGACATAAAAAATATATCTTTCGGCAAAGCAAATAAATATTTACATAAGATTTTGGGGCTTAATTATACATATAGTAAAAATGTTAAAGATAAAGAGAAAAATGATCCTTTAAGGATATTTAAGAAAGTCAAGAGGAAGCGCAGGACATTGGATATTGACGTTCCTGTATATGACGATTCGTGTATTAAAGAATATGTACCACTTCCATATATAGACTGGGTAAGAGATGGAATTATGCCATTTGCTTGTGAAAGATTTAATATTGGATATTCATATGACCGCAAGAGAATAGTAATACCAGAACGCAAATGGGATGGTAGTGACAATGAATACATAGGAATTTCAGGTAGAACTACAGTACAGAATTATGAAATGTTTGATATTCCAAAATATTTTAAACTTTCTGATACGTATCCAAAAGGACTTAATATATATGGATTAAATGAAAATTATAAATCAATACAAGAGGCTGGTTATACAGTTGTAATGGAGAGTCAAAAGTCTGTATTGAAAAGATATTCAAGAAAAGATGAAACTGCTACGGCAATTGGCAATTGCGAATTAACGGAAACACAAGTAAAGATTTTGATTAGTTTAAACGTAGAGATTTGTATTTGTTTAGATGAAGGGATTGATATTAATCATATAAGAAAAGAATGTGAGAAATTTTTTCATATCAGACCAGTCTCTTATATTTACGATAGGTGGAATTTATTAAAACCTGGTTCCAAAGACAGTCCGGCGGATATGAGTAATAAGATTTATAAGTTTATGTTTAAACATAGAACTATTTATGATGAAAATGAACATGAAGAGTATATGAAATATTTAGAAAGTGTTGGTGATAACAATAAGAAAAACAAGAGAAGAACTTAAAGAAATTTGTAAAAATTTACATATAGATGAATTGGACAGTTGGAGTAAATACCATTGTTATAAACAAGACAAGTGGGAAGCATTTTTAAAATATGTGCTACATGAAAAAGAAGACAGAACGAATGGAATATATGCGGTGTCTGGTGGTTACTGTCATGATATTATTGAAAAATTATATAGTGGAGAAATTAAATACGATGACATGATCAACATGTATGAAGACTCGCTTCTTACAATGAATATTGCCGAATTGAAATATGATAGAAACGATTCAGAAAAGAATGAAAAGATTGCAAATAAATATGAAAATTGTGTAAGACATTTCTTTAAAAATCACAATGTAATTAGACAACCACACAGGATCGAACATTTTATCATAATCAGAATTACAGATGACATAGTGCTTCAAGGATACATTGATTTTATGTTTACAGAAAAATATGTAGACGAAAATGGTAATGAAAAAACACGAATTAGAATTATAGACTGGAAAACGAGCACAAGATATTCAGGCAAGAAAGTAGAACAAGAGTGTGGACAGTTGGTAATTTATGCCGAAGGTATTAGACAGGCGTTGGGAATTCCACTTGAAGATATTATTTGTGAATGGAATTTCTTGAAGTATGTAACAGTAACATATGAACAGAAAAATGGGAAGAAAAAAGATAGATATATTGAGAGAAATGTTATTGGAGAAAGTTTAGTCAATACGGCTAAAATGTGGCTTAAAGAGTTTGGATATGAAGATGATATTGATTTATATGTAGATAAAATGATTCTTGAAAATACAATTGAGTACCTTCCAAAAGAAGTGAAAGAAAAATTTGAAATCAAAGATTGTTATGTTCAAGTTCCATTGACGGAAGAAAAAGTAAATGAATTAAAAGCCGATATTACAGAGAAGATTCATGAATTTAGAGAGAAAAAGAGAGAATATCTTAATACCAATGATGAAATGCTGTTTTGGCAAGATGTTACTGATAAAGACGCATTTAGATTGGCGACACTATCGGGGTATTCTAGGTCATTACACAAACCGTATGATGTTTATTTAAAAGAACAGGATATGTTTAAAAATAATACAGATGATGAAGATGATGATATTGAATCTTCAAATGATGAAGATGATTTACTTTCATTCTTAGATAGTCTTTAAAAAGAGGTGAAAATACATTAATAGATATGAAAATTACCACAAACATTGCCATGAAAGCAATGTATCTACATTAGATTGTGTAGTGAAAAATACAGATTATATAGAAAGAAGTTTAGAGTTGGGGTGTAAAAATTACTTTACAACTCAACACGGATGGTCAGGAAAGTTCCTAGAAGCATATGATTTGTGCCAAAGGAATAATCTTAAAATGGTTTATGGTGCTGAGTTATATATGGTTAAAGACCGTAAAGAAAAAGATAACGCTAATTACCATATAATTATCATTGCGAAAAATCAAGATGGTTTTTATGAACTTAACGAGATTGTGTCTGAGAGTAATAGAAGTGGTTTCTACTATAAACCAAGAATTGATATTGAATTAATTAAAAGATTGAATCCAAACAATTTCTTTATTACATCTGCTTGTGTTGGTGGAATTTTAAGACAAAGTGATGATATGAAAACGCTGTTTGAAGCAGTATATGGTCATTTTGGTAAGAACTTTTATTTAGAAGTACAGAATCATCCGTTTGATATTCAAATAAATCATAATAGGAATATGTTAATGCTGAAACAACACTATAATATGCAGATTATTCATGCAAACGATAGTCATTATATTTATCCAGAACAAGCAAAGGATAGAGTGAAATTCTTAAAAGGTAAGGGTATTAACTATGGTGATGAGGATAATTTTGTTCTTGATTTTCCTGATTATGATACTGTTGTTGAAAGATATAAAAAACAAGGTCTATTATCTGATTGGCAAATCAAAGAAGCAATGAATAACACTTTAATCTTTGACGAATGTGAAGAATTGCATTTTGATAAAGAGATTAAAATGCCTACAATCTATCCTAATTATACACAAGAAGAAAAAGACAAAGAACTTGCAAAACACTTATCAGAAAAGTGGAATAAGGAGAAGGTAAACATAGATAGGTTACGTTGGAAAGAATATCAAAATGGTATCGCTTTTGAATATAAGATTGTTAAAGATACTCAGATGGCAGATTATTTCTTATTTAATGAGAAAATGGTTGAATTAGCAAAAGAAAAATATAGTGGTGTTTTATCAAGAACAGGTAGAGGTTCAGCAGTTTCCTTCTATATTAATAAGTTGCTTGGTTTTACAGAGATAGATAGATTCACTGCACCTGTGCCCTTATATCCAACACGTTTTATGAGTACTGCAAGAATCTTAGAAACGAGGTCATTACCAGATATCGACCAAAACTGGGCTGATGTATCTGCACCAATATTAGCTTCAAAAGAGTTACTTGGTGAAGATGGTATCTATTATATGTATGCTTTGGGAACTATGAAAGAGTCATCTGCTTTTAGAAACTTGTGTAGAGCATATGATATTCCAATGGATGAGTACAACGAAGTTGGTAAGAATTTAGATAATTTCAGAAACGATAAGAGGTGGAAGCCTATTATAGATGAAGCACAGAAATATATAGGTACAATCGAAAGTATTTCACCTAGTCCGTGTAGTTTTGTTTTGTCTAATAAGCCATTATCAAGAGAATTAGGTTTAATTCGAGTAGGTAATGAACTGTGCGCTTGTATTGATGGGTATACGTCCGATGTGTGGAAGTTTTTGAAGAATGATTACTTAACCGTAAAGGTATGGAAAATAATTTCTGATTTTTATAAGATGATTGATCAGCCTATTCCAAATATTCGAGAGTTATTGCAAAAAGTAGATAATAGGACTTGGAAATTATATGAAGATGGTATGACAGCAACATTAAATCAGGCAGATACAGATATTTCAACATCAATGCTAAAGCGTTATAAACCACAGACAGATGCAGAGATGAGCGCATTTGTAGCTGCGATTAGACCAGGATTCGCAAGTTTGGTAAATACATTTCTTGATAGAAAGCCTTATAGTACAGGCGTTACTGAAATTGATGAGATTTTACAACCAAGTTATCATTTTATGTTGTATCAAGAATCTATTATGGCTTTCTTGGTTTGGTGTGGTATGAAAGAAGATCATACATATGACATTATCAAGAAAATAAGCAAAAAGAAATTTACGCCTGAAGCAAAAGAAGAGTTGAGGCAAGAGCTATTAGCGGGTTACAAAGCAAAACTTGGTACAGAAGAAGGTTTTGATGAAGTATGGCAAGTTGTAGATGATGCTGCACGATACAGTTTTAATGCAGCTCATGCCGTTTCGGTAGCCTATGACAGTATCTATGGAGCAGAAGCAAAAGAGCATCATCCATTGGAATACTTTACAACTGTTTTGAATGAATATCAGTCTGATAATGAAAAGACAAGTCGTATCATTGCAGAGTTAGATTATTTTGATATTCATTTAGAGAATATTAAATTTGGTAAATCCAAAAATGAATACACTTTTGATAGAAATACGAATACGATTTATAAATCGATTTCTTCTATTAAATACTGTAATGAAGTTATTGCAAATGAATTATATGAGTTAGGGAAAAATAATACATATAAAGATTTTGTGGATGTTATTAGAGATGTTAAAACAAGAACATCTGTCAATTCAAGACAATTACAGATACTTACTATATTGAATTTCTTTTCAGATTATGGTTCCAACAAAAAACTACTTCAAATAATTGAAATGTTTGAAAAGTTCTATGGTAGAAAGCAAATTAAAAAAGCAGATGTAGAAGTATTAGGTATAGATTTAAATGAATTTGAAGGATGTTATGATAATGAAACGCCAAAGATGTATAAAGAGTTACATATGGATAGATATGTAGAAAAAATGTCAAAAAAGATTGAAGATAAACCACTATCAATTAAAGAACAGATAAAATATGAGCAAGAATATCTTGAATACATTATCTATTCTAACCCTAATGCTCCAAAGAATATGTTTTATGTTGTAGAAGCAAAATTCTATAAAGATAAGACTAAACCATACCTTAATCTATACAATTTGAGAACTGGTGATATTTTAAAAACGAAGATTACATCTGGTAAGAACTTTGTTGAAAAACCTTTTCAAACAGGAAATGTTATTAATGTTACAGAGTTTAGAGAAAAAAATAAGATGAAAATAGTGAATGGTACATGGGTTAAAACATCTGAAATGGAGAAAATAGTAGTAGGATGGGATGTTTATTAGGAAGGGACTTGATAAGAAATATGAGTGATAAAATTATAGATTTTAAATGTACACCAGAAAGATTGGTGTACAACTCTGATGAGTATAAAATTTATGGATGCTCAGTAAATTCTTACGAGTATCCAGATGTTCAAATCGGAAAGTATAATACAACAACGATTAAAGGAAATTTTCAAGAACTTAATCTAGGTGTTGAATATACTGTAAACGCAAAAGAGGTTTCTGATAAATATGGTATTGGATATGATGTAATCAATATACGCAGAGAAAAGCCTACAACAATAGCATCAACAAAAGCGTTCCTTTATGAAATTCTAACATATAATCAAACAGAAACATTGTTATCTGTGTACCCTGATATTGTAGACAGAATTATGAATAATAGATTGGATGACATTGATTTATCGAAAACAAAAGGAATTAAGGAATATACATTCAATGTTATAAAACGAAAGGTAATTGAAAATTTTAAACTTGCTGATTTGGTAGAGGAGTTTCGTGGATTATTTAGTTTATCAATCATAAAAAAACTGTATGATAAGTATCCGTCTGTTGAAAAAATCAAAGAGGTTATTAGAACAGAACCATATGAATGTTTATGTAATTTAAGTGGCATTGGGTTTAAAACGGCTGATGAAATGTTATTGAAATTAGAACAAGAAGCAAAAAAGTGTAAACAGACTGGGGAAACTCCAATATTATTCTTTGGATTCGACTTAAAAACATCGTATCAAAGAGCAAAAGCATGTGTAGACTATATTCTTAATGAAAACGAAACAAACGGAAACACGTACATAAAAGTAGGAGAACTGAAAAAACAATTTGAAATATTGGTTCCAGAAACCATTAAACATTTACCTGTAATTTTAAAAACTGATAACGATGTTGTGTTTGATAGAGAGTTATTATGTGTGTGCAAAAAGGATACATATGATACTGAGAAATATATAGCAAATAGAATTAAAGAAGGACTGAATGTTAATACAAAATGGGATTGTGATTGTAATCAATTTAAAAAATTAGATGGTTTCAATTTGACGGAAGAACAATGCAAAACATCTGAATATATGTGTCGATATAATATTGTATTACTTGTAGGGTACGGAGGATCTGGAAAATCTAGCAGTACACAAGCCTTTGTAAACATGTTGGATTGTTACAATAAATCGTCTTTATTACTAGCACCAACAGGAAGAGCAGCAAAAGTTTTAGCTGGATTTACTAGTAAAAGTGCAATGACAATTCATCGTGGACTTGGGCATATGCCACCTAATTATTTGGAGTATAACGAAGAGAATACACTTGATTTTGATGTTGTAATTGTCGATGAATTTTCAATGTGTGATATCTTCTTATTCAGGCATTTATTAGAAGCTATTGATTTTAATAGAACAAAGTTGCTATTAATAGGGGATGACGCACAGATACCTTCAGTTGGCGCAGGAAATGTATTATATGATTTACTGTGTAGTGACTGTATTCCAACAATAACATTGAATAAAGTTTTTAGATATGGAACTGGAGGTCTTTCTACAATAGCAACAGATACAAGAATGCAGAATGAGTATCTTGATAGGAGTAAAAAAACAGGAATGCAAGTTTTTGGTGATGATAAATCTTATATTTTTATGGGGTTAAACAAAGAAAAAATTGTAGATTATTCTGTAAACTTATATAAAAGTCTGATTAAAAAGGGATATAAAAAAGAAGATATTGTGGTTTTATCCTGTTATAACGTAGGAGATTATGGCGTTATTGAATTGAACAAAAAGTTGCAAAATGCCATAAATCCTAATCCTAATGAAAAAATAACGTTTGGAGATTCTGAGTTTAGACTTAATGATATTGTTATGAATTATGTAAATGATTATAAGGCGATTAGATATAATGAAGAATTTATAGATGATAAAAATACAACATTTATTGCAAATGGTGAATCTGGTAAAGTAGTAAAAGTTATGAAAGATGCTATGGTTGTAGATTATGATGGAGAATTGATATATTGCCCGAAAAGTTCTATGAAGAATATAAGACTTGCTTATGCGATTAGCACACATAAAAGCCAGGGAGGGCAATTCAAACAAGTTATTCTAACAACACCAAGCGCACATACATATATGTTAAATTCAAATCTTCTATACGTTGGAATTAGTAGAGCAAAAGAAAATTGTTACCATTTAGGAGAGGTACGAACTATAAATTTGGCATTAAAAAAGAAAGAGAATTTTGCAAGAAATACATTATTACAAACATTTTTAAAAGGAGAATAAACTAATGAGAAATGAAAAATCTAAAATTTTTGATTCGTTGTTAAGCACATTTGAGAATGAAGATATTAAAGAATTCGCAAAAGAGTGTATTAAAGTGATTCCTAATTATTTCTGGAATGTTGGAGCATCAAGCACAGGGAAATATCATCCTCAATATGCATTGGGAGATTTAGGTTTGGCACGACATACTTGTGCATTAGTGAGATTTTTAAATCACATTTTAAGTATTGATTGTTATAAAAATGACTTTACATCAAGAGAAAGAGATTTGATTCGTGTAGCTGGCATCATGCACGATTCAATGAAAAGTGGAAATGATGAAGATTATTTAGCAAGTAAATATACAAAATTTGATCATCCAATTTTAGCAGCTCAAGAAGTTCGGAAAATTGTTGGGTTTATTCCGGAAAACGAGCTTGAATTAATCGCCCATACAATTGAATCACACATGGGGCAGTGGAATAAAGATAAAAGAAGTTCATGTGTATTGCCGTTGCCAGAAAATAAATATCAAAAACTATTACATCTTGCCGATTATCTGGCTAGTAGAAAAGATATTGAAGTTTTGTTTGATGATGAATATACAAAAGACCTACATTAGAAGATTATATTATTACATTTGAAAAACATAGCGGTAAAAACACTTCCTGAAGTTGCAAGTGTAGATCCTAGATATATTTCTTGGGCAAAAGAGAATATTAAAACAGAGCCATTAAAAACGCTACTTGAAAAAATGTAAAATCGATCAGTCCCAAAACGAACATTTCAAAAACAAAAAATTTACGCTATATATTATAGGTCTATCGCATCTGACAGACCATATATGGCGTAAAAAATAGAAAGAGGTGAAATAGTAATGCTTGATGCATATACGGCATATGAAAATGCTATGGAAGTAATAAATATGAATATGGAGACAGAAATTGATGATGTTTTAGATGAAATAAAAACGGCATCAGAAGAAGGTGAACTTAGTATTATGTGGTTTAATCCTTTTTCTAAGACAATTAAAAAGCTAAAGCAACTAGGGTACAAAGTAAAATGTTCTCATGGATTTTACGAAATTTCGTGGAGAAAACCAAAAGAGGTGGGTAAATGGAAAAGGTAGAAAGAATAAAAGAACTAACAAAAGAATTAAACAAAGCATCATATGCTTATTATGCAAAAGACAACCCGATTATGAGTGATAAACAATATGATGATTTGTATGATGAATTATCTGTATTGGAGAATGAAACAGGAATTATTTTAGCAACTTCTCCAACGCAGAAAGTTCAAGGATATATTGTTGACAGCTTAAAAGAAGTAAAACATACAAAACCAATGTTAAGTGCAGATAAGACAAAAGATATTGAAGTTATTAAAAAATTTATTAAAAAACATCCAACTATTATGAGTTGGAAAGAAGATGGTCTGACTGTAGTTTTACGATATAAAAACGGAATATTTCAGCAAGCAATTACACGAGGAGGGGGAACGAGTGGAGAAGACATTACACACACGATGAGGATGTGTAAGAACATTCCTGTAAAACTTCCTTATTGTACAGATTTGGAAGTTAGAGGAGAATGTGTTATATCTTGGAAAGAATTTGAAAGAATTAACACTGGATTGTTAAAACCATATATGCATCCAAGAAACCTTGCTGCTGGGACAGTAAGACAGTTAGATCCATCTATATTGAATGACAGAGAAGTTGCTTTTAAGGCATTTGAACTTGTACAAGATGAATTATACAATGAATCAAAATCTGATGACACTTTGTTGGATCATTTAATGAATATATCGGATTCTTTTGATTATTTAAGCGATTGTGGATTTGATGTAGTAGAACATGATTTTGTAACTGTAGAAAATGTAGAAGAGTTCATTGAAAAATACAATCCAGAAAATTATGAGTATCCTGTGGATGGATTAATTTTTGAATATGATGACTATGTTTATGGTAAAAATCTTGGAACAACAGCAAAATTCCCATTAAATATGTTGGCTTTAAAATGGGGAGACGATTTGTATGAAACTACTTTAACAGATATTGAATGGGATACATCTAAAACAGGATTAATTAATCCTGTGGCAGTGTTTGAACCAACCGACCTTGGAGGAGCAATTACTACAAAAGCAACATTACATAACGTGTCATATATTAAAAACTTACAACTTGGAGTTGGAGACAAAATACAGATTTATAGAGCAAATATGGTTATACCAAAGGTACATGAAAATCTTACACGTAGCGATACATATCAAATTCCAACACATTGTCCAGTTTGCGGAGAACCAACAGAAATCAAAAAAGACAACGACACACAAGTTCTTATGTGTACTAATCCATACTGTAAAGGAAAACTTCTTGGAAGATTGTCACATTTTGTATCTAAGAAAGGCATGAACATTGATGGATTATCAGAAGAAACATTGAAAAAATTCATTGATTTAGGTTGGTTAAATAACATTTTCGATATTTATAATCTTCATGTTCACTTCGATGAGTTATCAAAAATGGATGGGTTTGGTGCTAGATCTGTAAAGAAATTACAAGACGCAATTGAGAAAAGTAAAACTGTAGATTTACAACATTTTATAGCAGCACTGAGTATTCCAAACATCGGAACGTCTCAGTCGAAGGAATTACTAAAGAGATTTAAAACATGGGAAGAATTTGAAAAAGCAGGATTTGGAAGTTATAACTTTGCAAACATTGAAGGTTTTGGGTCAGTTTTAAATAAGAATATTCACACATGGTTCAATACAATGTGGAATGAAGATAAAATTGGAAAGCTTGTAGAAATCATTACATTTGTGACTGATGGCAACCCTATAAAGAGTGATAAATTAAATGGCAAGACATTTGTAATAACTGGGTCTTTAACACACTATCCAAACAGAGATGCTTTGAAATCAGCAATCGACTCAATGGGCGGAAAGGTATCAGGAACAGTAAGTAAGAATACGTTCGCACTCATTAACAACAACGTAAATTCAACTTCTAGTAAGAATAAAAAAGCAAAAGATTTGGGAGTTCAAATTATCACAGAAGAACAGTTCATAGAATTGGTAAAATAACAACTCTTTTTTTTGTATTGGCGTACTAAAAAAGAGAATATAACCGTGGCACTTATTATTTTTCAAAACACAATTAAATATTGGAGGTACTTTATGATTTCATGTAAAGAATATGTGAAGAAGAGAAAAGAAATTTTAAAGAACAAAGTGGACAAGATGAAAGATAAGCCTTGTCTTGTAGTGGTGCAAATTGGTAACGATGAAGCAAGTAATTCTTATATCAAAGGAAAGAAAAAAGATTGTACTGAAATTGGTATCAAGATGATTCATGAACATATTATGGATGATTCGATGTCTCAGGAAAAAGTGGAAAACATTATCAGGCAATATGATGCGGATGATACGGTAGACGGAATCATCATTCAATTACCGGTTCCTAAGCAATATAACAAAAACAGATTACAAAAGTGTATCAGTCCTTCAAAAGACGTTGATGGATTCAAAAGAAATAGTTGGCACAGACCGTGTACACCGTTAGGTATTATGAATTGGTTAAAATACAACAAAGTAGATTTGTCTGGCAAAGACGTTGTAGTGATTAGTAGAAGTGATATTGTTGGGAAACCACTTGTAAACATGATGATTGAACAGGGTGCGACCGTTACCTGTTGCAATAGTAAAACAGAGAATCTGAAATATTATACACAAAATGCTGATATTGTAATTTCCGCTATTGGTAAACCAAAATATTTTGATTCCACATATTTTAAAAAGGGACGAATTATTATTGATGTTGGCATCAATAAAGATGAAGACGGTAAATTGTGCGGTGATGTAGATGGAACATACATCTATGATTCTTATGTAACACCTGTTCCTGGCAGTGTTGGATTGCTCACAAGATGTCAGCTTGTTAACAATGTGGTTTCGGCATACTACAAAAGGAGAAAATATAATGAAAAACGAATTTCAAATTAGGTTAAACAGTGTAAATGAAATTGCACTGTTTACACAAAAATGTTCTGAATTTGATTGTGATATTGATTATCAAGTAGGTAGATATATTATTGATGCGAAGTCAATGATGGGCGTGCTATCAACTAGAGTAGAAAAGACTGTAACTGTTGTGATTAATACTGATGAGCAAAATGTAATTAAAGAGTTTCAAGAAAAAATTAAATTATGGATTGTAGAGGAGGAGAATTAAGAAATGGAGAATTATAAAATCAAATTAAATTTAATCTCGGATATTAAAGCGTTTGTACAGACATGTGGAAGATATAAAGAAAATATTTTCATCAAACAGAAACATCAAGTAGTAAACGCAAAGAGTTTACTTGGTATTTATTCACTTGATTTGTCAAGTCCTATTGAGGTTTGTATCGAAAGTGAAAACAAAAATGTAGTTGATGATTTTTATGGTTTTGTGAAGAAATGGATTGTAGAGGAGTAAATAAGATGGTTGAACCGGATTTGTCAAAAATGCGAGTAGAGATTAAATGGGCTGAAGATATGTGGCAACAAATTAAAGATGCCACCATGACTACAGTTGGAAAGGATAAAGGCTGTTATCCTGACCATGATTGGAAGTTAAAACTTTTAATGGCAGAGCATTCTCCAATTAGACTTGGTTCAGTTATTTTAAAGATTTATGATGCTCCACAGTTTGTTCATGGACATTTAGTAAGACATTCAAACGGTGTTGTTCCATTTGTTTCAACTTTAAGAAGTGATAGAAATGATTACGATGAAATCCCGAACAGAAATACATTACAGAGTGCAACATATTATTTCAATTTTCAAGCATTAATTAATGTGGCAAGAAAGAGACTATGCAACTGTGCTAGTTATCAGACTAGAAAAGCATTTGAAATGATTAAAGACGAAATTGTTAAACTTGAACCAGAAGCAGCGAGCAGAATGGTAAGAGAATGTGTATATAGAAACGGTCTGTGTCCTGAGATGTTTCCTTGTGGATACAATAAAAAAGAAAAATTTAAAGAAGAATTGAAAGAATACATTGCTGGATTTGAAAATCAAATTTGTCCAGAAACAAATATTAGAAAAGGAACTACAGATTAATGGATTATATTTACTATTGCAGTAATAACGAAGATAACGATTGTCAAAAGAAAAATGAGTGCAAGAGATTTGTTAATGCGAAAGACCAATGCCTACATTATATAAATCTTCTTGCACAGAAGATAATAAGTATATTTTATTTATAAAAGCTGAAACAGAAATTAAAGAAAAGAAAAATACGGATGGTGAAAAATAAATAGATGATTTTCGTAATTGGAAAGACGTGTTCTGGCAAAGATACAATTGTAAATGAATTAATTAAAAAATATGGATATAAGAAATTAGTATCTTATACTACCAGACCTATGCGTACAAAAGAAAAACAAGATGTTGATTACCATTTTATTAAAAAAGAAGAGTTTTTAGATAAGATTGAGAACGATTTTTTTATGGAATATAAAAAGTTTGACACAACTCAAGGTGAATGGTGGTATGGATCTGCAAAAGAGGATTATTTAAACTCAGAGCAAAACACAATTAAAATTATTGAACCAAGAGGATTACAAGATATTTTATATAGAATACGAAAAAACGAATTAAATATCGATCCAATTTGCATTTATATATACGCAAACAATAAAACAATTGAAAAAAGATTGGTTGAGCGTGGAGATGAAAAAGAAGAAGCAAAGCGGAGACTAATACAAGACAACAAAGATTTTTCAGAAGTCCAATGTGTAGCAAATAGAATTTTTTACAATAACGGCGATAAACCATTAAGTACGGTTGTAGATGAAATTCATGAGTATATTCAAAGGAGAAATTATGAAAAGTAAAAATAAGTTGTATATAGATTTTGACAACACTATTGTAGATTCAATTCAATCTGTAGTTTCTTTATATAACGAAGATTTTCAATATTATAAAGATTTCAGATGGATGTGTCCGTATGAGATAAATACTTATGAATTTAAAGAATGTAATTGTGCAACAAAAGAGCAAATCAATCATTATTTCAGAACTCCAAGATTTTTCTATATATTACAATTTATGCCATTTGCAAAAGAAGTAATTGAAAAATTAAAAAAATACTATGAAGTTGTAATTGTCACAATGGGAAATCAAGAAAACTATATAGGCAAACAATTGTGGGTTGCTAAAAATCTTCCTGATACAAAAATGATTTGTGTAAATATGAAAGAGTATAACGATAAATCTCATATTGATATGTCTGATGGGATTTTTATTGATGATATGTCTAAAAATCTTATCACAAGTAACGCAAAAGAGAAAATATTATTTGGTGATAAATATTCTTGGAATGAAGATTGGGAAGGAACAAGATTATATAACTGGATTGAAATTGAAAATTATTTGTTAAAGGATGGGGCAGAGGTTAAATTTTGATTAGAACGGTAGATGAATTGACAGATGAGTTAGAGAAAATGAAAGCGAAATATAGAAACGGTGTAGTCACTGTTAGACTTGAAAATAGAGAATATATTATTGAAAGCATTGGTCACGTATCGGATTGTGGAGATGAATACTCTTCTCATATGTGTCTGAATATCCGATATGGTGGCGATGGCAACATTAAAAGATAAGGAGGGTTGTTTACATGCATGAGTTTTTGATTTTTCTTGGTGGTGTTCTGTTTGGTGGGATTGTAGGCACTGTGACAATGGGATTGTGTAATGCTGCTAAGACGTGGGATTTAGATAGGTATGATTTATACGATGATGACACGAAGGAGGATTAAATATTGGTAAAAGTTATTAAGAGAGATTGTACAGAAGATGATTTTAAAAAAGAAAAAATTTCAAACGCAATTTTAAAAGCTATGAAAAATGGATCTGGTATTATCAGACCCCAAATTGCAGAATCTATTGCTGATGAAATTTATGAAGAATACAAAGATAAAGAAGAGGTAAATATTTCTGAAATTGAATCAATGGTATACGATAAATTGATTACAAAAAAACAGAGATTAACTGCAAAAGCATATGAAGGATATAGGAGTATTCGAGAGTTTCAGAGAGAATGTGAGAATACTACAGATAAAGAAATTATTGAACTTATTGATGGAAATAGTGATTATTGGAAAAACGAAAATGCGAATAAAAATCCAGTGTTAAACACTACAATTCGTGATTATATGGCTGGTATTACAAGCACAGATGCTGTAAGGAGATATTTATTATCTCCTGAAATTGTACAGGCGCATGATGAAGGTGTTTTACATTTTCATGATGCTGATTACTTTTTGCAACATCTTCACAACTGTGATCTGATTAATTTGGAAGATATGCTGCAGAATGGTACGGTAATCAGTGAAACAATGATTGAGAAACCGCACAGTTTTTCAACGGCTTGTACAGTAACAACTCAAATTATCGCACAGGTGGCATCAGCTCAGTACGGAGGACAGTCTATTAGTTTAGCTCATCTAGCTCCATTCGTGGATGTCAGTCGACAGAGAATTCGAAAAGAAGTAGCTAATGAACTATATAGCAATGGTTTTATTTTAGAATATAATGAGAATTGCGCTGAAGTAACTAATATTGTAAAAGAAAGATTAAAAAATGAAATTACTAAAGGTATACAAACAATTCAATATCAGTTGGTGACATTAATGACGACAAATGGACAAGCACCATTTATCACGATTTTTATGTATTTAAATGAAGCTAAAACAGAATTAGAAAAGAATGATTTAGCAATGTTAATTGAAGAAATGTTAAAACAGCGTATACAAGGAGTAAAGAATGAAGATGGTGTTTTTATCGCGCCAGCATTTCCTAAATTAATTTATGTAACAGAAGAAGATAATATTAGCGAAAACACACCGTATTGGTATTTAACAGAATTGGCAGCAAAATGTTCTGCAAAAAGATTAGTACCAGATTACATCTCTGAAAAAGTAATGCTTGAAGTAAAAGGAGATGTATATACATGCATGGGATGTGTTGATGGTAAAGAAATTATTACATATAAATTTAGAGACAAATTATATGTAGAAGGATTTGAAAGAATGTGGAATAGACTTTCAGATAATTTTGACATAAAACATTTGTATAACAGTATCGGATGTTTATATATGGATTTAGATGGTGTGGAAATTTATGACACAGAAAAAGGATTTGTTTACGCAAAAAGACTGATTAGAAATATTTCTGACAATTGGGTAGATGTACATTTTTCAAATGGAAGAAGGTTATTGTGTACATCAGATCATCCATTTGAAATTATTAATAAAGGCGTTACAACTGCTAATGAACTGAAATCCGGAGATAAAACACTAATTAATTCTAATCAATATAATAATGAAACCATTATTTTTAATTCAGATAAAGCGTGGTTGCTAGGATTTATGTTATGTGACGGATGTTATCAAGCAAATCATATTTTCGCATCAATTGCAGCAAAAGGCGAAGATGAAATAGAAGAAAAATTCCACAAAGTTTTTCCTAAATATTTTAATTTAAATACAAAAACTGTATTACAAGAACGCGGACATAAAGGAATATACAAAGACTTAATTACAATTGCAGATGAATCAAGAAGTTTGCAATATGCAATTAATTATTTCACTTCTAAATTTGGCGGAATAAACAAAGTAAATAGACATATTCCAAATGAAGTTTTTTCTTGGAACTACGAAGCAAAAATGGCGTTTCTTGCTGGTATGATTGATGCTGATGGATATATTAACGGAACACAACATGGTGGCTCAGTTGTTCAAATTGGCTCTACAAATAAAGAACTCGCATTGCAACAAATGGCATTGGCACAGTCATTAGGTATGCCAGCAAAAATTTATCATAATCATTATACGAAAAAAAATCCAAACGCAATAAGATATAGAGTAGAATTTTTTGCCATTGAAGAATTACTACAATTTATTGTATGTGAGAAAAAAAGAGATAATTATAAAGATTCCATATCAAGTCACTACAATACATATGCAGAGATTATTGAAGTTCTTCCAGTAAAAATATCAATGTACAGTTATGATGTTACAACAGATAGTGAACATTTTGAAGTAAGTGGAATTTACAGCCATAATTGTCGCAGTTTTTTAACTCCTGACAGGTTTACAGATAATGGTATTGGTAATATTGCAAATGCAAAAAATTATGCTCCAAATAAACATAAGTATTACGGACGCTTTAATCAAGGCGTTGTAACAATCTCATTGCCTGATATTGCATTTTCATCTGAAAGAGATATAGATAAATTTTGGGAATTATTTGAAGAAAGAACAGAATTATGTCATAAAGCATTAAGAGCAAGGCATGATAGACTAAGAGGAACTTTATCAGATGTAGCACCTATTCTTTGGCAGAATGGCGCATTAGCCAGACTTAATAAACATGAAGAAATTACAAATCTTCTTTATCATGGATATTCAACAATTTCTCTTGGATACGCTGGACTTTATGAATGTGTAAAATATATGACAGGTCATAGCCATAGCGATGAAGGAATTGGTGAAAAATTTGGACTTGAAATTATGCAAAGACTGAATGATAAGTGTACAGAGTGGAAAGTGACAGAGAATATTGACTATAGTATTTATGGAACACCACTTGAATCAACCACATACAAGTTTTCTAAATGTTTAAAAAATAGATTTGGTGATGATATTTTTGAAAAGCTTGATGGTAAAGACAGAAATTATATTACTAATTCGTATCATATTCCTGTGTTTGAACCTATTGATGCATTTGAAAAACTTAGGATTGAATCTAAATTCCAAAGATTAAGCCCAGGAGGAGCAATTTCATATATTGAAACACCAAGTATGATTAATAATGTTCCTGCATTACTCGAAATTATTAAATATATGTATGAGAATATTATGTATGCAGAAATTAATACAAAAAGCTGTTATTGTGAAAAATGCGGATATGACGGAGACATTCCTTTAGTTGACGAAAACAATACTTTAAAATGGAAATGTCCTAATTGCGGAAATGATGATAATACAATGATGGATATTGCATTCCGTGTTTGTGGATATATTGGCACCGCAAAGAATGGGGGAAACCAAGGTCGTTACGGAGATATTCACGACAGAGTATATCATTTAGATGATATGGAACTTGAAGAAAGGGATGAATAAAATTTGAATTATGCTTCTATTAGAAAAATGGATATCAGTAATGGAGAGGGCGTTGGTGTCGCTCTCTTCGTTCAGGGATGTCATTTCCACTGTTATAATTGCTTCAATTTTGAAACATGGGATTTTAACGGTGGTAAAAGATGGACTGATGAAGTCAAAAATAAATTCTTAGATTTGATTGATAAACCATATATTAAGAGAGTGTCAATTCTTGGTGGCGAACCTCTTGCGAACGAAAATGTTGAATCAATTCTAAATTTGGTAAAAGAGATAAGAAAAAGATATCCAAAACCACAAAAAACAGCTAAAAATATTATGAATATTGTTAATAATGGATATAAAAATAGCAATATATATAATAAAAATCAAGATGAAATCCGTCTTTCATTTCCAACAAAAAATATATGGTTATATTCTGGATACACATGGAAACAGGTCATGAATCCTGTTGTAACAGACGATTTAAATCCAAACAGAGATAAAATCATTAAAATGCGTCAAGACATTATAAAACAATGTGATGTATTTGTAGATGGGCGTTATGTAGATGAATTACGAGATTTGACATTACATTGGAGAGGGTCATCAAACCAAAGAGTAATTGATGTGCAAAAGACTCTTCAATCAAAAGAAATTGTTCTGTATGACGAGAATAAATCGAAACAGAAAACTAAATAGAGAATAATAAATATAGACAGGTGTGGTTAAAACATAAAAATCATGCCTGTCTAAAAATAAACAAAAATAGAAGAAATCAGAATCACTGAAAGGAGACAGTATATGGAAATTCGATTGCAAATATTAAACAAAAACTGTGACCACAACACATTAATAGGACAAGGTTTTCAAAAATATGGGTCTAAATACATATTAAATATTCCTCTATACAAATATAAGAAAGTACCAATTATCGAATTGAGATTTTTAGTATCAATCATGGACGATTGTTATATTGAATACGAAATTGTAGATTGTACTGCAGATACATCATATACTCCATTTTACAATCCTGAATATCCTGGAGTAAAAAACAATCTCGTCTTACAAAAAGTAAAACGTAAATTCAAAAAAGAAATAAACAAGTTAATTAAAAACGGAATCTTACTAGGAGAATAAGTATATGAGTGACACAAATAGTGTAAAAGTAAGAAAGAACGATATCTTTTACTACACAAGAATCATTCCAAATTGTGGAATCTACGATGTACTTGAAATAAAGATCCGTAGCGTATATGACGACTATTTTGTTGGTATTGAGAAGAGAGATAAACATGTGTTCTTATTTTACTACAGTAACATTGACAAAATATTATTCCGAGACAGAAAAATAGCTGTTAATAAAGCAAATGAAGCTGAGAAGAATAAAAGAAAAATTGTAAGTGAAGAAACATATTATGAAGAATATTAGACTGAAGGTGAATAAATAAATGGCATCATACCTTATGAAATATAAAGGAAAATACAGATTGAAAGCACATGTCTGTCAGAATACAAATGATTTTCCAAGAGATGAAAATGGGAATCTTGACACGGATGATGTATATATCAAATGTGCTAATAACTGTCAGATATATCATTATGGTAAATCGACTCTTGTGGCATATATCCCATCTTTAGGAAGAGGACACAACATTCTATTTGCAATGGCGAATAGATTGTGCGGTATCACAGAAAAAGGTAATTATGATGATTTATATGCTGCTTTAGAATCTGAAGGAACTATCAAAGATATTATGGAGAATGATAAAGAGATTGAATTTAAATTCCATGCAAAGAATCTTGAATTTGTAACTGAATTTTTAAAACCACAAATAAATGGCGCAGGTATCAGTCCATTCTCAACAAAGAATCTTCCTAAAGGAAATTATGCTATACCAACGGCTGATTTGAATGAATATAAGGAAATCATCGACTCTGTAATGCAAGATGATAAATTGAAGATACACCATATTACAAATGAATTTTTGAGAGATATACTGGCGAAAAAGCCTTTGTATAGAACAAAAAATATTAGTGCGGATATGAAAAAGAAAATGTTAAAGAGCAAAGAATATATTCACTCAGAGGGATTTTGGGATGAATATTTGAAATATTTAAAGAAAAGAATAGGAGAATAAATGATATGAAGAAAATTGCAAAATTTGAAAAAGTTAGTTTTGAACAGTTTAAAAAGGATTGGTTAGACACATTCAATAGAGCGTTGACGGATGAAGAGCTATTAGAAATTTACAATAATATTCAACTTCCAAAGAGAGCAACCAAAGGAAGTGCCGGATACGATTTTAAATCTCCGCTCGATTTTACACTTGCACCTGGTTCTAGTATCAAAATTCCAACAGGGATCAGATGCAAAATTAAAGATTGTTGGGTTTTAAAATGTTATCCGAGAAGTGGACTTGGCTTTAAATATCGCATTAGGCTGTTTAACACTGTAGCTGTGGTAGATAGCGATTATTTTTATTCTGACAACGAAGGACATATCTTTATAAAACTAGCCAATGAAACAAACGAGGGAAAACTTGTAAAAATCAAGCAAGGAGAAGGATTCGCACAGGGAGTCTTCGTAGAATACGGTATCACAGTAGATGATGATGAGGACGAAAAAGAGATTAGAAATGGTGGGTTTGGAAGTACCACAAAATAAGAACGGAGGCAAATATGAAGAATAAAAACTCTGACTATGTAAATCATTTCATATACATTCTTGTGATTCTTTTATTAGTAATCATAGCTGTTGGAGTAAAAATATACATAGTTGATAGAGAAGATAGCTACAGTGCCAAAACTGTTTCAAATGAGCCTGTGCAAACAGATAAAGACGATAAAGTAAAAGATATAGCACAAGAGGCTATCCGAGCACGTATAATGACAGAAGGTGTCTCAACCATTGAAGAAGACATTAGCAATATTATTGAAGTAGAAAGCGAAAAGAAATATCTTCTTGCAAGACTTGTATATGCTGAAGCCGGTAGCGAATCAGACGAACATCAACAATCTGTAGCCTCTGTGGTATTAAATAGAATGAATAGCGATAAATTCCCCGATTCAATTGATGATGTGATTTATCAAAGAAATCCTCTTCAATATGCCTGTATAGAAGATGGTAATATTGATAAGATTCCAGATGAACGTGCAATTAAAAATGCATATTATATTTGGGACAACGGAAGTATTCTTCCAGATAATGTTTTATATCAGGCTGAATTTAAACAGGGAAGTGGAGTATATAAACAGATAGGGAATACCTATTTCTGTTATGAATAAAATGTAGAGGTGTAACAAGATTGAATAAACAACAAGAATATGATAAAATGCAAAGAGATGAATTGATTGATCTGTGTGTTCAAAAAGATTATGTAATTGATAAATATATTCAGTCACTAAAATGCAGCCAATTACATATGTTTGGCAAAAATGATATAATGGAAATATATCGTTGCGAGAGCAATAAGGCATTAAGAATTTTAAAGCTCATGTTCCAAATGGGATATGGTAATAAAATTGGTAAAGAATATTATGTATCAAGAGAAGCACAGGAAGAATTTATCAAGAATATGGCAGGGAAAGAAGTATTCATATAGAGTTTGATGTCATTTGGATATGTGCTAATTATCACTTTTGATTATCACTTTTTCATTGATGAATACTACGAACCTTGTAAATACAATGATTCTTGAACTACTTATGTATAATTGTAAATTACAAATAGTAATCATATTTTGTTGAAAATTAATAAATAAAACACCTCGAAACGTCACTAAACACTGTGAAAATTGGTAATAAAAACTAATTGAAAAGTGTTTAGTGACGTTTTATAATATTATCGTTATCACTTTTAATTATCACTTTTATCACTTTCAAATATCACGTTTTGAAAAAGTGATAATAGGCATATGGAGGTGTTATAAATGAAAAAAAGTAGTAACGATAAGAAAGCAAATAATGGTGAAGGAAATGTTAGAAGTTTACCAGACGGTAATTATGAGTGTATCATTCAAAGCAAATACCTAAACCCTAAAACTGGAAAACCAAAACGAATTAAAAGAAAAGGTAAAACAGAACAAGAATGTAGAGAGAAAGCAAAAATGGATTTGGCTGCTTGGGAAAGAGAAATAGAGAGAGGTAGAGATACAAAGATAAACAAGGCAAAAACATTCGGTGAATATATGGAAGAGTTTATTGAAGCAGAAGTAAAACCATCAATTACAGGCAGTGGATATCATTCATATATAAATAACATGAATCGAAATTTTTATGATTTTCAAATTTCAAAATATCAATTGCATATGCTAAGTACAGTTGATTTTGAAAAATATTACGATTCCATTTTAGCATTAAAAAGCAAAAAGACATGTGCATTACCTATTCAACTATGCAAAAGATGTTGTTCTTGGTTAGTTGATAAAAGTTTATTAAAAGAAAACTATGCAGCACAGGCACGTATAAAAAAAGAAATTGCAGATGAATATGACAAACAAAAAGAAGAAGATATAAAAAATCGTAAAAAAGTATTCACATCAGAAGATATAGAAAAATTTTATTACGCTTATAAAAATAATATGGGACAATATCCTGTTGTTGTATTATTCTTATTAGAAACTGGAATGAGAGCAGGAGAATTTTCGGCACTTAGAAATGACAATATAGATCTTGACAATAACAAAATTCATATAGTGGAAACACAAGCAATTAGATACAAAAACAACGATAAGACTAAAGGTGTTGAATTCTATACAAAAGTTCCTAAAAATAAAGAATCACGATTTGTTATGATGTCCGAATTATGTAGAGAGTGTGTCTTATATATGATGGAACAAACGAAATTAAACTGTACATGTAATACAGATAATCTTTTATATCCAATATTCAGAAATGGTAAGAGAAGAAATACTTCTTCTATGGAAATTTGCTTTAAAGATTTGTGCGATAAACTTGATATTAATAGAGATGTTCATATTACAAAAACAGGACAGAAAAAAGGATTATGCTTGCATTCTCTTAGACACACGGCTGATACAATTGCAAATACATCTAAAGGAGCAAATGTTGTTAATACTGCGTTAATGATGGGACATAAAGCTATTGACGTTGAAAATGTATATACACATGCCACAGAAGAAGCTCTAAAAAGTGTAACAACTCCATCACAAGCAATATTGAATGATTATAAAAAAGACACAGCGAAAAACGAAGAAGAAGAGCTATATCAGATGTATCTGAAATTAAAAGATAAATTTGAAAATTAAAAAATCGTAAAAAATAAGGGAGACAGAAGAGTTTTTACACTCAACTGTCTCCCTTATTCACATCTCTTATTGGGTAAAAAAGGAATACAACCTTCTTACTTAATTAGAGTATATTATATATTCATTTAGAATACAAGTCTTATTTTACCCAAGCTTGGAATTTGTCGATTGCTACTCCTGAAGCTCCGGCATAGCCGTCCATTCCACTGCCTCTGTCCATATCTCTTTGAGCAGGGTAATATCCTCTACCAACAGGTGCAACTCTGTAATAGATATACTTGTCAGAATTTGGTGAATATAAATAACATTCAATCTTAGCAATAGCATTTCTACCATCACCAGCATATCCATTAACTCCATCAGACCAATTACATCCTGTTACAAATGGATATGTCTTTCCACTAATAGTAGTAACTCTATATTTAATAGATGCGCCATTATTAACTCTCATTGCAAGTCCTACAATTTTCTTACCTGGCAATCCAGCGTAATCTTCTGTATTTTTTACAAATGGTAAAGTTCTTCCACCCTCGATCATGACTGCATACTCTACGTCAATATTACCACTAACTGGTTTAGATTGTGAACTCGGTTTATTATTTACTACCGGAGGAGTAGAAGTAGTACCATTTGCAATATCTGATTTAAATTTATTCCAGATAGACGCATCTTTTCCATTAGCGCCCCATCCGTCCCATCCAGGGCAATTCTTACTACACACATCCCAATGTCTATATACTTTGCTTGCAGGGATTCCATATTCTTTCATTTTTACTCTTGTTAAATCAACTGTATTCTGATATGTTCTGTCTGCAATTTTAGAATTTGTAGAGCACATTTCAATATGGATAGCATTGTAATTAGTAACAACGCCAAATAAATTGTTACTTCCATAATTTCTGCCAACCGCCCATGCAGCATCTTGATCTTCAACAACTTGATATACATCATTTTCATCTACAAAATAATGTGCAGACGCACCTCTATTTACAGTTCTAAAATAATTTGCGTTGTTTTTAGCCTTATCTGTTGCATTTCCAGTATAATGAATTATGATATATTTAGGGTTGTTTCTTCCCTTTTCATAATTTACCTTAGTTAAATCCTTAATAAAGTTGTAAGCCATATTTACTCCTTTCTGTGTTTTTACACACAAAAAAGACACACAAACAATTGTATGTCTTCATTTATTTATTTGTTTTATTGCACAAAAATAAGACCTTAATGGTCTTTCTTAAAATCTCTATTCAGTCAATTCACCCATGCCGGAATCAACCAAGATTTCTTTTACCTGTTCTTTTAACAGTCTCGGTACGTCCTTAAACTCCTTTTTGCCTAACATAATTTGTTGTGCCCATAACATTGCCATCATAAAATCATCCTTTCTGTTTAAAAATAATAATAAATTAATAAGTATCTTATACATACACTAACTCACTCATTTCCAGTACGCACGCTGTAAGCATTTCTGTTTCCCCCTCGACACTCGCAACCCTCTCTTCTAATGTCGGTGACTCTTCCGGAATCGGTGGTAACTCCCTGTATTCTTGCGCACGTTCGATATATTTTTCTTCTTCCGCCTCTACAATTCTGTAAGATGTTATAATCTCAAATCCCTCTTTGTATTCCAAATCTACACCTAGCACAATCGGCAGATAGCCATTTTCAAGGTAATCTTCCTCAGATGGGGATATGATTTGCTTGTCTTCTACGATAAGTACGGATGGCGCGTAAATCAGATTTCCGTCCTCTAATTTTCCAAACTTCTTATTCATAAGTCACTTCCTTTCTGTGTCAATTCTTTATAGCGTATTCCACTTCTATTCCTGTTTCTACCTCTCCGCTGTCCACTGTTATGATAGTAGTTCCGTCATTTGTGTGTAGGTTTTCTAGTGCAAGTTGTGTTTCTTCCGGAAGTGGTTCCCATGTTTCTTCTGCTGTCTTATATACCAGCTCCACAGGTGTTCCAGCTTCTTTCTGTTGTACAAGCCACGCTTTAAATTCATCTACGGTTGGTTTGTCAGAAACAAAATACTTGTATGGTACCCTGCCGTGGTCTGAGTATATACCAACTTTGGCGTTCGTTATTGAATATGCGTAATTCGAATTTTTAAAATGCGTGCAAAATGAAGATTGATTTTCTAATACCGCATTAGATTTCTTTGTCGCATAGCAATATACACCTGTAGGGTAACTTCCAGACGGTAATATATATGTGTCGAAATTATACTGTGTAAGTTCTTCTCGTACACTTTGTCTTGCAATTCCCCATACACCTTCTCTTTTTTCTAGTCTGTCCCATTTTGTCAACGGTTTCTCGAGTTGTAATCGTACAGTTTGTGGCTCTTTGTATGGTTCATAGTCGATATTTGTGTTATCTTCTAATATTTCAAACAAACCAAATTCTTCTACGTCATAATCATCTTTTCTCGTATTTGCTTTTCCATGCAAAATCATTTTTGTTATTGTAGCTGTTTTCTTGGCAGTTAATATAGCCCTGTTTTGTTTTAAATCAGAAGTAAAACTAGTATAACCAGTTGCTGTTCCTAGCACATCATAATGATTTACTCCATATTTCAAAGTTTCATCTCCGAAATAAACAGAGCTATAATCTCCAGCTACTAAAGGCTTGCCTTTTGTTATTAACAAATATCTTTTGCCTTTTACAATATTAAAATGGTCAATGTCTCTACTTTTTTCATAAGCACCACTCATATATCCATTTTCATTTTTCAATGCATCTATATCAACTAGATTTCTTCCTAACACATTTACATCAATCAGCTTTTTATCCGTGTATGGTTCGTAAGTTTTGTCATTTAGTTTTGTAATCATGAGATTTGTTACTGTATTTATTTTTGTATCACTGTACAACAACAATTTGTCATCTAAGCTTTTAACAGTTATCTTATTTCCTAAAGTTGACAATCCTGATTCCGGGTATAAATAAACATATTTATTGGTTGATGTTGTATCGGCAAAAATATATATTTCATCCCCCACTTTTAAGTCAGGGCATGTATCCTTTATAGCATTGAAATATATTGCTCCACCTGCCGGAAGAGTTATCGTGCTCTCTTCGATATTAATATTTTCAGGAGGAATCATACCGCTTTTTAGTTTTGATATATTAAACAGATTTCTGCTTTTTCTTCCTGCGCTTTTAATCTCCTGCCGATTCTCCAGCGTTGGATTCTCCCCTTGCGCACTGTTTCCAAGCAATCTAAATTGTGCAAAATTTGTCTCTGCGCAATCATCCAATATCAAACTCCCTGTCCCTGCCACTGTCTTATAATTAAAATGAAACCTTGACATCATCGCCCTACGTTTTAAAAATATCACACCACATCAAACTCCTTCCAAAACATAACATTCTGCTCGATTTGACAGCAATATTTCTTATTCGCTTTTGTTACAAAATTGTCTAAAATAATCGTTGCTGGCAGTGTTACTTTAGTAGGTGTCGCACCGCTTGTAAACCAAAACGGATAGATATTAATTGCATTTGGCTTTTCGGGTGCGAGCGTTAGGTTTAGTTCTGCGACCTCTCCCCAAACGACTTGTATATTAGGTTGTAGTGTGTAGGTTGTAGACGGATTGTTGACTTGGATTTCTAAAAAATCAGAAACATCAACTTGTACTAACTTTTTGTTTCTACAAACAAACACTTTATCATCTGCTTTAATATCAGACATTTTTAAATTTTTATTTATTTCTTCCATAAAATTTTTCTCCTTATATAAAAATAGAAGAGTAGTAGAACATAATTTTCTACATACTCTCCATATATATTTTAAGGCACTGTAAAATCTACTTCTTTAACCTTTTCATCAGTTGTATTGATTTCAAGATTTCCAGTAGTATTAATATTTACGGATTTAATTGTGTCTAAACCATTTTCTCCTTTATCGCCTTTCGGCAATATAAAATCTAATACAGCATCAGTATTTGTTCCTGAATTTTCAACCGATGCGTTTTGACCGCTTTGTACAGTACCAACTTTTATAGTTGCTGATTTTCCTTTTAATGTAGATAACTCTACTAGATTTGTCCAACTAGGCTCACCAACATAACGCCATTGAATATGAGTATCAGTTGCTTTCAATTCAATTTCTCTGCCATCAGCACCAGCAGTGCCTCCACCTTGAGAAGTAGACTCCCATAGCAACCATTTGTGATTAGTTTCATCAAATTTGTAAGTATCTCCATCCATTTCTCTAAAGATACTGCCGTTTGTAATTGACACACCTTCAATCATGTCTGTTGGTTTTTCATCGGCTTTCAACCCATCAATTTCAAGAATCTTTCTATTATAAAACCCACCAGATTTAGTCAAAGTAACCAAAATATACACCTGCTTTCTGTTATAATTTGTTCGTTATTTCGTTATTTTCTATGATGAAAGCGCTCTTTCATTCTTATGTATCATTTATTGAATATATCTTTTTTATTTGAAAATGTAGATAATACTTCAGAACGATATTCTGTAGGTATTTCTACACCATATTTTATAGTTTTAATCGTTTCTTTATCTTTTAATGACCGAATATAAATTCTCAAATCTCTAAAATAAGTAACATGATATGCAATAAAATTAGCACAAGTATCTGTTATATTTTTAATATCCTCTTCTGAATAGAATTTACAATGCACAGATTCATCCGCCGGATGCCACGGAAGAGTAGTGGTTCCTTCGATTCCCTTCACACTTAAAGTATTTAAACTTAGTTGATCATTTGTTTCTAATGTAAAATTTTCTTTTGTGCCATCTGATAATTCAACCTCGACACCTTTATGAATTAAATTTTGCTGAACATACTCCATTTCACGAACTTTTTCTTCTTGAACCTCTTCTAAAGTAGGAATATATGGTTCATGAGATTCTGTGTCATCTGTTTCTTCATATACTGTTTTATCATTTGAGAGTTGATATCCATCATCTAACACACGATAAAGAGTTGTATAATCTTCATATTTTCCAAACACGCTACCACCATTTGTTAAAACATGAAAACCAGATAAATTTTGTTCTACGTTTTTGATTTGTATTACATGTTCAGATACGATTTCCACATCAGCAAGTCTTGTTTCTTCTTCGTCTAAAAATATTATGTTTACCATATAGAATCTCCTTTCATCTTAGATTTATAGCAGTAATTTGTCCTCTATGCTGATATTGCTTATTCATATATCCATAGCATTCAATTGCGATTATAGCCTCTCCTGTGCATTTGAAAAGAGCATAATTCATTAGTCCACCACCAGTCAATGTAGTTGTTTTTGTTGTTTTATTGCTTGATAAAAACTCACACGTATTAGGTGTTTTTATCTTAAACCCCAAAGACATAACGTCAGCAGCAGTCGTTCCACCACCAACACTTAAGTCGACCGATGCAAGAAGTAAATAATATCCTTTTGAAAGCGTTATTTGACATGGTTGACACTGTCCTTGATATACTGACCAAGCATTTCCTGTCACAGTTCTGTATTTTCCGGTTTTACCCAATTCCTTGGCTGCTAGTGCACCAACATAAAATCCTTCCTCTGTTGTCAAATCAATTTCTTCCATAGATTCTAATCTTTTATTGTTTATTGATTTAACATCGTTCTCTACCTTTTGAGAGTGACTGTAAGTAGTATTAATTGCACCAACCATATTATTCGGTAATACAGGAGGCAACCCATTTATGTTTCCAATATCTGTTCCATCTTTCAGTTCTAATGTGTCAGACGTTTTGAATATAAACATCATCGGATTTGATAAATTATATCCATCAAAAGAAGTTATTTGTCTTCCACCTGTTGTGACAACATTGTATACATTATCATTTACCCTGATAATTAACTCGTTTGAAGTTGGGAAAGGGGTTGTGTCACTTATGACACCAACAAATGATTTTCCGATTAATTCATATTTGCTCATTCCATTCCACTCTGAAATTGTTGCAGTATAGGTTGCAGTACCAGATGGAGATGCGTAGTATTTTTCCATAAATACCTTAATCATGTTCATTTTCTTTTCTGTATCTGTGAATCTATTTTTTATTTTGTTCCACAAATGCAACATGTTTTCTTTACTAAAAATTTTATTAATAACAATTGTTTTATTTTCCAAATAATCACCTCCAACTACCACGTAAACTCTTTGTCAAGTTCTATGTTTGTATACGATTCTAAAATCACAGACATTGATTTCCAACCATCCTTGTAATACCACAAAACATTCGTATCTTCTACAAAATAAAAAGCCCCAGTAATAGGGGCTAATATATTTGTTCTATCAATGTCTTTTGTTAAAATCGTGATTTGTTTGTACTCTGTTCTTTGGTTATTAAAATCAAATAATATCATTTTTTTATCTGAAACAAATATAATTTGTCCATCTTTAATCGGAAAACTAGAAATCTTACTATCTACCGTATTAACTACAGAAAAGATTTTATCTTCCATAATAAATCACCTCTGTTAAAACTGAACAACAGTAAGACATGTGTTTGTATATTCTTTTGCTTTGTTTAGTGCGTTTTGAATTTGTTGAGACACATCTGAACCACCTGCACCGGCTACTTCATCAACATATTCCTTAACTGTTTTTGCAATTGGAATTGCACCAAGTCTTTCTTGTACGTGCTTTCCAGCTCCTTTAGCCGCCTCTGAAATTGCCTCCGCTTTTGCTGTATTAATTTTGCTATCAACTGTTGCAGTGTCTACTTTAGTATTTACATTGTCTGTAATTACTTTTAATTTTGCATCAATCTCTATTTTATTGTAAGCATTTTCAATACCGTATCCATCAAGAGTGGTAGCCTTATCAGCTTTTCCATCAACAATCTGTTTTAAAGTATCCACTTTGTTTTGAGCGTCTTGTGATGCTTCTGCGAGTAATTCTGTTTGTGTTTTAGTATATGTATCAAGTTTTGCTTTATTTGCATGTTCATGAACTTTTGCAATTGCATTGCTCAAAGCAGTCATATTAATCTTGGATGATTTAATTACTTTTCCTGTCGCACCACTCATTACAACAATTTCACCATCAATAGAAGACTGTTCTGCACTTGTAACAGCTCCATCAATGTTAGATTGAAGAACAATACCATCAGCATTAGAGTGTGAATCGCTATTATAATCCTTTACAATAAGAATTAAATCGCCAATTTCACATTTTTGTCCAAGATATGTTCCTGCGAGAGCCACAACATATTTCTGTCCAGCTTTATATGTTGTTGACGGAAATGGATGATCGCCATCAATAACAATAGGAACTTCTGATTTAGCAGCATTTACGAGAGATTCTGCATATTCTTTTGTTGCTAAATCTTTTCCTTCTAATTTCACTGTGCCTGTAAAATTAGCATTTGTCACATTTGCTTTCAGATTAATATCTTTTTCAATCTTTGTAATACGTTTTTGGAAATCTGTAATAGATGCTGAAACATCTTCAAATATTTTTACCCATTTTGCACCATCCCAAATGTATCCGACATTATTATCAATATAAATAGTACCTTGCTGTTGTCCGGATTCAGGTCTAGTTCCAACAATTACATATTGTTTTAATGCTGATGGATCAGCACCAATAGGCTCAATAGTGCAATTACCATTTTCTCCTTGTAATACAAATGCTTTAAATTTTCCATCAACTTTTGCTGTGATAATTTGTCCACCATAAGCGTTTGCTTGTTTTGCATATGTATTAGCAAGTTCTTGTGAACCGTGGACAGACGAAGCATCAAGTGGAAGAGCGTTAGCTCTACTAAACGCTTTAATAGCCACTAAAAGATCTTTAGATTCAATTGCCATATTATTTTCCTCCTCTTTAATTTGTGCATTACACATTAATGCGCTTGTATTTTTTACCACCTCTGTAGGTGTTAATTCCCTATCAAAAATTCTGATATCGTATATATCTAAAGTTTCAGCGCCCTTTTGTGAACTTGCATTGTTACCAATAATCAGAGTATCCATTGTTAATAAATTTCTCAAATTATCAAGATAACATTGTTTTGTAATTGATGATGAGCTTAATAAACATGGAATGTTAGATTCTTGTACCCCTATTATACTAACACCGTTTCTATACAATAATATACGACCTGTTTTAAAGTCTATTGTTATCGTTAAACAGTTAAAAGGTTCATTATATTTACCTTTAATAAAACTGCCAATATTACTAAAGGCATTTCCAGTAGGAGTTCCGAACTGATATATTGATATAATACCATCAGTATTTCTATGTTGCACTCCACATACCATTTTTATTTTATCGTTTGCAGAATTTAGTAGATATACAGGATATTCGATTTTACTTTTTTGTAGGTCTGTTTCTTTATCTACAAGATATTGAATCGTTAAAACATCTGGAATTTTAAAATTGTTTAATTTTAATACTCCATCTTGTCCAAATTTAAAATGATTTTGAACAATATTAACATTTCCGTTTTTAATCAACTTTTGTCCAGACACTCCATCAACAAATTCATTTTCTGCTGACAAACTAAATATAAGTCCATTTTTTATCTCTTCATATTTTTTATTTTTTGGTAAAGTGATATCAACTGTTTCGGAAAGTTTTAAGTTACTAGAACTATATAGTTTTTTAGTTATAACTTCTCCGTTATTTTTTTGTGGATATATTATACCTTTATCGATAATTATGTCCCTATCATCAAGCTTGTTAGCGAGTCGAAAATCTTTGTTTGATGTAGTGTCAGGAAGTATGTTTATAATCGATTCTATTTTATTATCTTTTGACAAATCTATAGCATTCGCATTTTTAGTTAAACTTGTAGCTTTAACTAAAGTAGATTTATCGTCACAATACATGCAATTTAATGTACCATATCCTGTTACTGCATCTTCTGTATAATGCAATGGTTTTGCATGATTATACGTATATTGTTCTAGTTGCTCCAGCGAATAATCTGAATATTTTTTATCATATAAAATTTTTAATAGGCAAAAAACTCCAGCCATATGTGGAGCAGCAAAAGATGTTCCAGTACTACCAGTAGATATTCCTTTATTTTTTAGATTATTTAATCCAAAATAATTTGCTGTAAATTTAATACGATCATTATTATCATTACTGGTGTCTTGGAAAAAGCTAAATGTGTTATCACTATCTATATCTAAATTACATCCAGAAACCATATGTGCATGATATGTTTGCATATATGTATCTTCTGTAGATATATCATCATCCCCGGTATTTGCGGAGCTGACAAAAAATAATGTTTTATGTTTATCTAAGCAATTTTTGATAGACGATTCATAGTCTGAAAAATTATCTTTGGTACTGAATGTGCTTGATGTAAATATGAAATCTAATTTATCCATATTCATTAAAGTTTCAAAAACATTTTTACTAAAATATTGTGTATTAGTAAAAGTGCTCCCTCTCATGATAGCAATACATTTAGCTTTAGGTATTAATCCGTACATTTCATTACCTTGGCTAATTAGTATACTATTCGTTGATGTTCCGTGTCCTGTATCATAAGATGTATTAGAATCAGTTTGAGTTGATTTAACAACTTCTCCTGTTGACGTTATATCGTATTTTGCTAAAAACACGTCTTTGTTCCATTCAGAAGTTTGGTTTGGAACATATATTTCATATAAACTAGCGTATACGGCACCTTCACCATATTCAGCCGATTCCCAAATATCAACAACGTTTGACATTGTGACAGTATTCGGTACTTTGTTCTTTTCTACCTCGTCATACATGATAGCAGAACCAAAATACCAATCTTTTGGAATAGAAGTTTTTTCTAATTCTTTTCTTAATTCACGGATAGATCTCTGTTCTTCTGTCATAGACTCAAAATTCCTTGGAGGAACAAAGTCATACATAACAATCGAACCAAACGCTTTGTTATTTCTATCCGGAAGAGCAGAAATCATCTGTGTCATCAATTCTTTATTTTTACATATAGGGTTATTTTGCATATGAATATATTGCAAGTTCTCCAAACCAATTAAATTTAAATGAGATATGCTATTGTTATAGATAAATAACTTCTGTAAGTTATTACAATTTTCCACGTTTAATTCAGAAATTTCGTTATCAGAGATATCTATTTCAGTAATTTCATCGGTATTAGAAATACTGACAATGTGTTTGTCAGTATTCCCATAATTATATTCGATTAGAGTAAATTCTTTTGAATTTAAGTTTATATACTTTGTTTCCTGTCCAAAATCAACAGAAATAGTATATTTACCTTTTATCTTAAAAGTTATGTTATTCTTGTTTGAAGAGAAAGATAATATGCCATTATCGAATTCTTTCTCTCTATTTTTTTGAATGTTTTGTGTCATATAATAATCTCCAACTAAATAGTCACTTTAAAAGTCATCTTCGCAGCGGCTGGAACATTCATCTTGTAAGTATACACTTTATATGATATTTTTCCGTTTTCTCCACCCCTAGCATCTGCAACATCAACAGTATTCTTGGTGAAGTTTGATGCTACACCCGGATCGTTTGTTTCAACGTAAAATACTTGATTTACATCTCTTAATGTTGCTGGGTATGCAAAGATTACATACTGCTGACCAATAGCAATATTAATATTAAATACTGTACCTGCATTTGGATTAAGTTGTTTGTTTGACAATCCACGAACTGTTACAGAATTTAATTCAGGTAAATCACCAATTCCTGTACCATAGAAAAGATTACGCTTTCCTACAAATGAATATCCACTAGAATTTATTGTGCCAGCTTGGATTTGTCCATTTGGTGAAGGTTGTCCAAGATTATCATTTTTAATTTCACCGTCACCATAAGAAGCAGTAGCAGTAAATGTAATAGTTTCATCTCCAACAACAATAGCTTCTCCAGTATAATCAAGCGGAGAGCTTGAACCATCTTTTACACTTACACTTGCCTTTTTAATAGAAATTGCTGTTAGGTTTCCAGCATCATTTTTGTTAAAAGTTGCTCTAAGTTTAGGTGTAACAGAAGTACCAGCTTCTACATTACCAGAAGCAGTACCAGCATTATTTGCTAAAGAAACAGTTGGTTTTGTATATGTAGCCGGAATTGATTTCTGTGTAATTAGACTCAAAAGACCATCCATATCAATTTCTTTTGGAATTGTTTGACCATTTTTTAAAGCTCCTAAATCTGTTCCTTTTAATGTGTATTCTTTAGAAGATTTTGATTTAAGAAATCTTGTTTCTCCACTTGGGTTAATAAAGGCAAATTCGTCAGTATCCGTTACAACAAAATCCCCTTCATTGATTTTACCAGCAGCTTTTGCTTCTTCAATTTTAGCTTTCTCTCCATATCCAGTTTTATTTAACATAGGATTTTCTGCCATAAAAATTTCCTCCTTAATATTATTTTTTATTAATAAAAATAAGTGCAAATGTCAGAGTTAATTGCTTTCCAACATCCACACTTATATAATGCTAAAAATGTTCTAAAATTCGACCACAATATTTCCGTCACAAGAACATCCTTCATTATTTCCTCCACTTCCATTTTCGTCTTTATCAATAAAATCATTATAATTTGTACTAGGAAGTATATTTATATTAATTTCACTTGTATTCATTTTATAAATTATTTTCTTATCTTTTTCTATGGTTTCTTTCTTTATTTTCAAAGAACATTTTACAACACCTGCACATTTAGATATTTTTGTGTCAACTGGCAAGACATATTCTAATTTATCTTTGTATAATCCGGTTTTTACTAATTTTTCATTGATTACTTCATTTGCTGGAGTTACATATTGCAATGTTATATCAAAATCACTTAAATCATGTTCTTTATAGATAGATGGTATATAGAAAAAGATTTGGTCTATTAAGTTTTCGTTTTGATAAATACTTGTATGTTCTGTAATTATTAATTGTTTATCATCATTTAAAAGTATGTACATTTTCCACCTCTATACAAAAATATTGTCCAGTTCAGATTGTGTGTAATATGTAAATTCCATATTAGAAATTTCTTGTCTTACAAATTCTTTTGTTGCATAATCTGTTTCTGAAATAAAATCTTGTACTCTTTTAGCAGCATCGTTAGCCGATTTTGTGGCTTGTTTCGTTTCTTCTGTAGCAGTTCTCATTTCAGATAACACAGTTTTTGACTGTTCTAATGTAGTAACAATTTCCTTTGTTCTTTCTTCACGTAATTTTTCTGCTTCGTTGCGACTTTGTTCTGCTAGATTTCTTTCATTTTCAGAAGATTTTCTTTTTTCCTCTTCGGCAGTTATTGTATTTTTGAATTCAATTATTTCTTTTCTTAAGTCAGAAGAATCTTTCACAGAACTATTTATTTCTTTTATTAAATTATCTAAAACACCATAATCATTGTTTCCAACCTGTTCATCAACATTCCTTGCAGATGGATACACTTTTAATGTGAAATTAACAGTAGATAGTTTAGACAGTTTGTTTTCATTTTCGTTATACAGTTCTATGTGCATAGGGAAAATTCCAGCATCTTCAATCGCCTCAGAACTTAAACTTCCATAAATAATGTTGTTTTCAATTTTTTCACAGTCATTCCAGATAGCAGTAGTATAAGGCTTTTCAATTGCGTATCGTGCAGAAGTTCCTTCTGGAATAATATATTCAATACCACTAATTGTAATTTTTGCTTCAAATGTTCTTGAATTGATGTCTCCTTGTTTTGCTTCTAAAACAACATCACAATTGTCGGAGGTCAAGTCTGCCGTGATTACTGATACAAATTTGTTGTCTTTTATATAAGTTTCTTTTTTTGATATTTCCAATTAAATCACCTCGCTAACCTTCCTAACTGCTTTTCATGTATTTACTATCTTTTTTAGCGAATACTGTTCCAATTTTATATTGACCATTAATTTTTAAACACATCAGTCCAAGCTTATATTTTTTATCTATCTTTATGCGACAGTTTGCATTTAATTTGAACTGTGCATAAATAGTTGTGTCTTTTAAAATTAAATCGTGCGAATAAACAGAATTCCCAGATCCATCAGAATTATAATTCCATTCAACTAATTTGTGGTTCGGTTTGCTTGCGGATGGGAGATTTCCTATTTCATCTCTATATGCCACACGAATAGTTTTTGTTGGGGTGTTTTCTGGTAATATTACTCCGCCATTTGTGCCAGCGTCATATGTAAGATTAAAACGAATCAATTCCCAAACAGCATATAAAGTATAATTAGAAGCATTTGTACCGCCCCATTTTTGCCCAGGCTGATAGCTAGGAGATGTAGCAGTAGAAGATAGGCTCCAACCTAAAAATTTATATCCAGTTTTTGTTGGAATCGTAGAAGAGAGTGTTGTGTCATATCCATAAAAATAGCTATGTGAAGACGGAGCGCCAGTTCCGCCATTTGCGTTATATGTTATTGTGTATTTGTTTAATATAGGGATTGTATGCTTTACATCAACCCATCCACTACCAGATATAACTTCAAATCCTGAGAAATCCGCAGCGCACGATATTGTTCTTGAACTGGTACCTCTGCTATATGTTTTAGAATATGTTCCTATATGAGTTTGATTATTTGTACTCCATCCATTTCCTGAGTTATTACTATGAACGATATTTTTACTACCGATATTTATAACTCCCGTGTCAGTAAAGCTATAATTAAAATCATTATAGGAATCTTGTACTCCGTACTTTGTCCAAAACCAAACTTGCATAGTTACAGTCGTATTAGTTTGAGTACTTGACGAAGTAACGTACGCCCCTATGCGACCCTGACCACTCCCAGAACCAACTATACTTCCCCATTGAGTACTAGAAGGTGCAGACATAATTTACACCTCCTCCTCAGTTATCAATATGAAGATATCCCCATCTTTTCCGATAGTGTCATCAATCATTTCTTTCCCATAACGAATTACTGGCAAGGAATTCAAAGTATTATCCAATTCTTTAAACTTTTCAGAAGAAGTTTTCCCGTCCATAACTTTTCCTTCTTGTGAAATCACAACTGATTTTAAAATATTATCCTTATCAAATTTTTTTTCTTCTAAAATCTTACCTTGTCTTCCATCTAATACTGTATTGTTTGCGGTAGTGCTTAAATCATTTGCAACTTTACAAAATGCAGAAACACCTAAATCATTTATTGATTTTGCAATTTTACCTAGTAATATTTCAAAATTTTCTCCTGATACCAATTCTTCTCTAGTATCATTCTGTGAAAAATCGGTATTAATTTGAACGCTTTTAATTTTTGCATTTGCGTCTAATTCAGCAACTCCGTTGGGTTTTCCTTTATCAGATGTTAAAACTACACCTGTTTTATCCAATACACCGTCACATTTGTTTGCAGCATCATTAGCTCTATCTGCAGCATCGTTTGCATTTTTTGTAGATTCAACAGCTTTTTTTGTTTCTTCTATTGCATTATTTGTTGCAGTATTACAGGCATCTATAGCATTTTGAGTGTTTTCTTCTCTGTTTTTTTCCGCTTCAATACGTTTCTTTTCATTTTCTACACGTGCTGTTTCTGAGATTTCTAAATTTTCTTTTAGATTTTCAATTGTTTCAAGAGCCGTATTGGTCTTATTTTCTGTTTCTGTAGCCTTTTTGATTAAATTGTCTAATACACCGTATTCGTTTTTTCCAACCTGATTGTCAGCATTTCTGGCGGACGGTTTCACCTTTAATAGAAAATTATATGGAGTAAACTTTGCTGTGTTATTTTGATTATATAATTCAATTTGCATTTGAAAAACACCAGCAACAGACATTGATTCAGATGAAAAAGTTCCGAAAATTGTATCATTTTCGATTTTGTCACAATCATTCCAAATAGCAGAATTGTGTGATCGTGTTATCGCATATTTTGCAGTTGTCCCGTCAGGTATTTTATACTCAACACCATTTGAACAAAGTTTTATTGAAAATGTTCTTGAATTAATATCTCCTTGCTTAACTATCAACATTTTATTTAAATTATCTTTAATAGTATCTAAAGTGATAGAAGAGCATAATGGTTCAAATTGAGACAAAAACTTCACCTCCTACACATCAAAAAAGAGAAAACAAAAAATATGTTTTCTCTACTGATATTTATATAATATTGTTTTTGCTTTTTTATTGTAAGCTGAGTCGCTAATGATCCGATAATGTCCAGGATAATAACTTATTAATTTTTGACTTTGAAATGCATCTATCCATCCCAAAGAATCATCTTGAATTAAAACCGATAGAATAGAAGAGTTGTCTCTAGTGACTGATTCTGGAGTAGAGTATGTTAAATCTACATTTGAACTATTTCCGGTTGTAAATTCAACAATAAAAGAAGAACCATTTACTTTTTTGTCAATTTCATCTTTCAAAACTTTTCCAACACGAGCATCTAATACAAATCCATTTTCTGTTGTCGCCGTGTCGTTCTTCACACCTTTAAATGCAGCATCTTCTAAAGAACTAAGCCATACATTTAGTTTTAATATAATATCAGAAAAAGAATCGCCCGATATAATCAAATCTTTTGAGTCGTGTTGTCCCGAAAAAGTGACAGAAACATTTGAAAAATCACCAGTAACATCCCCGGTTTCAGATACTATAAATTTTCCGTTTATATTTATATCTCCGCCAGATATGTGCATATCTTTTGCATCGCATCTACCATTGCTATATAGTCTAAATTCTGCATTTCCATTATCAATAGATGTGTTTGTTATTTTCGCTTTTATAATAGTGGAACCTTCTGTAATAATGTCTGCGGATACACCATATGTATCTAAAGATATATTGCTAATCAGTGGTTTAGTTGTTCGCCAATTATCATTTGTATAAACAATTGTGTCGCCAATGATTCTAAATTGAGTATTACTATATTCTTCTAATAGCTCATCATATTGCCGACCCAAAATACCGTTTCCATTATAAACTACACTACCGTTCTCTGAATTCGATATATTTACTTTTTTAGCATCAATACCGTTACTTTCCCAATTTTTAATAATTTCATATCCGATATTTCCCTTTTGAGATGCTTTTTCTGTTTTGGGATATTTTCGAGATAATTTTTTTGTTTGTCCGATAAGCTTAGACATGCTTTTAGTGGTTCCTAGTTTTCTCAAATCATTCTCAAATTCGATTGTCATTTGTGAAAAATCGTCAAAACTTGGAGAGAAAGAACTAATACGAAGTTTGTAAATTGTATCGTCTATTAGTATTCGAACCCAATTTCCCAATTTAAAATAATCATGTAGTGGTTTGAATTCTTCTAAAGATAATAGGTTAGATATTGTTCCGGATAAGGTGTACTGAAAGGTACTTGATTTTTTCAAATCTTTAATGACAACATCTATCAATTCTTTTGCTTTTTCAAACATTTCTGAATTTTTCAATCCCTCAGAAATGTAATTGTCATTTGTATATAGTTTTTCTCTGATATGACTGCGATATTCTGTCCAAATTTCATCACCCATAAATTTTCTTACATCTAATAAAATATTAATTTCATCTCTCTGTTTTTCTAAATTATCAAGGACAGAATTATACTCTTTTATTTTTTCTTCAACGACAATGATTTCATCTTGGATTGCTAACAACTTTTCATACCAAACTAAATAAAAGCTTTGATAATACTCAGAAGTATCTTCGCTTAAACCAAGTTGGATCAATATATCTATACAAGATTGATATGCATCAGCAAAAGAAGAGAGTCTATTTAAACAATATTTTTTTAATTCAACCTTTAATTCATCCAATGTTAAATCGGCATCTAAAACAGAAGAAGTGTTATCTTCTGAAGAGAGTGATTTTTTAATTTTTTGTTCTACAAACTTTATATAATCGTCACCGATTGTAAGAACTACATCTGAATCACTTGTGGCAATATCTTCATCATCTATTCTACTTTTTACCTGAAAACGACCTTTCCAAATATGCGTCTCTTTATTATATTCACTAACTGTTATAGTAGTTGCATATCCACGGAATATAAGCATTTTTGCAACAGATAATACAATTGAATTGACTGTGGTTGCACTTGCTTTTTTTATATCTTCAACAGCTACATATCCAATATTTTCCGCCGTAAGTTTTTTAACTTCATCTTTTGCTGTTGTATCAACAGTTTCTTGCTTTGGCATTTTTTCAGAAGTTTCATAAGCAATTTTGTCGATATATTCATAAACATTTTGCATGATTTTCTGATATTCATCTATTTTCGAATCATAAAGACTATTATATCTTTCCAATGATTCTTTTAGTCTATCAGACATGTTTTCGATGAAATCTTTAGAGAAATAATAAAAATATGGTGTACCAGATGGATTACAAGCAGCAACAGTTGCCGTCATTAAATCATCGCCAGTTTCCACCTTAAAACAATTTTTTATTTCATCTTTTTGACACGATAAAGTCATTTCCTGTGATAAATTATCTCTGGATATAAATATCCCAGTGTCTTCTCCATATCCATTGTAAATGTTTGTTGATCCACATTTCGGGCAAACTTTCTCAAACTCGCCCCTATAACCGCAATCAATACAACTCTGTTCTAAATCATAAACCATAATTCCACGATCTGAGCTATCAAACAGGACTAAACAATTAATTTCTTCTACAAGCGTTGAAGTTAAAAAATCATAAATTGTTTCACCATCTATTGAAAAACTTCTTTGAAGTTTAGCGATGCTTTCATCTACATGTTTTATATGATAGTGTGGTGCCTTAGATAAAATTCTATTCAATAAAGAATTTTCAGGTTTTTCTTTATTAAAAATAATTGTAGGTTCTACATAATCTTCTCGTAAAATATCTGATTCTGTGTTGATTTCTATATCATTTAAATAGATATTAGATAATTCACTTTCACATAAAGCCGTCCCTGTAATTGTTTTAATCGTAGAATCGCTTTCATTTATAGATACCGATATTTCATAATACTCTTGATACTCAGGAATATAAATTAGTTTTAGATCTTTAATCTTGTCCCACAAATTACAAATATTCATATCAGAATATTTATTTACAGTTAAAGAAAATTCATCGGCAGATTTTAAGCTAAAATTTGGTTGAAAATCACTTACAATATTCACACACCCAAGTTTTTCTTTTCCTCTATTGCATAACACAAAAGTAGGCATTGAGGGAGTGTGTGTTAAGTTGAAATTATATATTTTACTCATTATACAACACCTCCTAAAAGAAGAATAGGAGAGTATTTAATTGTAATTTTGCAAGGTGTATTTACAACATATGTATTCAAATTGTTGAATTTTGAATTATGAATTTTGGGAAAGACATAATTAAAGTCATCATAAACTTTATGTTCTTGAATAGAAGAGGTTATAATCTGATTATTTCCATCAATATTTATAAATTCGTCTTTTTTACAGTTCTTCAATGAGGTTGTTGTTCCATCAAATAGATTTGTTAATTCAAAATTTCCATCTTGTGCAAATTGAATTATAACATTTAGAGGTTGATAACCTTCTCTTATAGAACTATCTTTAATATCGAAATATACATTGTTCTCTGTAACCTTTATTTTCTTTTCAACTTCTTTGTCGAATAAAAACGGAGAGTAAGTATTAATTGATAATTTTAGTCCGCATGTCTCATCAGCATTTTCAATACGAGAAACATTAATCTGTGCTTTTGTGTAATATTTTTTTTCGTTTCCACTTATTAACACAAGATCTCTATAACCATTGTCTTTTGATAACCATTTCATGCAACTCAACAATTCTTCTTCTGAAAAATAACGTCCACAAGAATTTAAACAGTCATCTTTGAAAACTTCTAATGGAAAAGTAATGTTATCTTCATATGAAGCGGAGTGAAAATATGTATTGTGTAATCCGATTTTTTTAGATGAATTAATTACAACATTTGTTCCAAAATTCAAATCATTTGATGTGCTATCAAATTTCCCTACAAAAAGACCATAATTGCTGGCTGATTTTCCATCAAATATAAAATCCTTTATATACATATGCTGACACCCCCCTTGTTAAATTTTTTCTATTGCAGAAATATATTTTTTCATTTTTTTGTAATATTCATTTTTTAAAACATTCATCTCTCTTGACAATTTTATATACCTTTCTTTATATAATTTACATTCGTCAAGCTCTTTCTCTTTTTCCAATTTCAATTTATTTAATACATTGAACGTATCTTTTACCTTATCGGCTGTATAAAGATCTAGTGTTTTTTGTAGTGATTCCACTTCCAGTTTTAATTCTTTATTTTCCTTTTTAAGAATTTCAATTATTTCGGATTCTTTCAAATTTTCACCTCGTATCTATAAGAATAAAATGAATAACAGAAGAGGAGTAGCAACTTTTTAGTCACCACTCCTCAACGCATCATCTTATATGATTAATTCCTAATACAGACTTACCATCCAGCAAATCTGTTGTAAT